TAATTTCATTAACAGAAATATTTGGATTTGACGCCACCATCTCTGAAAATTGGAAGGTAGTTCCATAAACATCTCTACCATATTCTTGTGAATCTAAACCACAAGTGATACCCTGTGACCACTTACCATGAGTAATTCCTGGACCGCAGTAGTCGTTAGTAGGAATGGCAATAACTTGGAAGTCATCTCCGCCATACTTATCTTGAAGCCACTGTAGGACTTCCATCTGATTAGCGTTACCGCAACCAACTGTAGTGTTTACTAATAGACCAACCTTGCCTTTAAATTGATCTAAAAAATTGGGGGCTTCTTCAGCCGATAGCAGCGGGATATCATAAATAGGTTTCATAACTACATTATACAGGCTTTTTAACTTAGCAAAGTCTATTGATTAAAAAGCGGGGATTTGGAAAGATCACAAGCAAATCCTATAGCAGCTCTAGGCATAGAGAAGTTAACCGCATGGTATGAATTAGCAGGAATATATACCATATCTCCTGGATTTACACTATAGACCTTATCTTGACACATCCACTCTGTTGAACCTATACATTGCCAATAAAAATTATCTAAAGCATCTTTGTGGCTGGGGATATCTTTTATGTTTGAAGAAAAATTAACATAAAAAGAGCTAAGACCTCCTGGAGCCTGAAGGTTTTTAACAAGAGAGCCTGCTATTTCTTCAGTTTTACCCATATGCCCATGAGATGTTAGATAAAAGTAGAACGATTGCTTGATCATTACATTGCCTTTAATGACAGCATTTAATGATAGATCGTAATCATTTGGTTCGCTTGGCAGATTGCTATTTTCTATTTTAGAACTTTCATCTATATAATCTATAAACTCTTGCCAAGATGGAGTATCAGTACAAAATCCTTTTAGTACAACTATTTCAGATGCTTTCTTGTGTTCTATAAGAGAACTTAGCATATCTTGAGTTATCAATTATCCATCTCCTTTGACCATATGATAAAGCACTTATCACATTGTATTCCATCTTTTCGCATATACCATTTATGATCACACTCTTTTGCCATAAGCACACCATATTCTACCGTCTGTCATGGTTTGATGAAGCTCCCAAAAAAGAGGATCTTTGTGGCTCATCTCACATTTTGAGCATTCGTTTTTATTCATATACTAATCTTACCCTATTTGTGGGTATAGAAAGAACACTCCTACTAAAGCAATAACTAACATAAATGATAATACCGCTATAGCAATATAGTCTTTCACGCAGACAGCCCCATTCTTAGATGAGCCTTACATACACTTGACATAGAATAAACTAAGCCTACTTTGACAAGGTCGTTATACTCTGCTGGTTTGTCGCAGTAGAAGCATTTTTCTTTTAATGTAGCCATACATCTATTGTAGCAGATCAAAAATATCTAGGTTTAAATCCCTAGATGTCCATGCCAGATGTTATAGGCCAGTGGGTCCCACTGATTTCCAAAAAGGCTAAGGTGTCTATTATCTATCCAGAAATCATCAGTATATCCAGATCCAATAAGTGTGTACCCGTATCTGGCAAGAATTTCTCTTTGTGTCTTTTTAACTTTTTCATCAATATCTAATGCTTGGTTAGAGCTTTCTTTATTTTCTAGCACAATAGTAGAAAACCTATACCTTGATAGTGGCATATTTATCAATGATAGAAGATTTACTGTGTCTGTATCTATAGATAAATGATCTATCTGTTTTGGAAAATTATTCTCTTCAAAGTATTTATCCCAATTAAATGTAGTGGCATCACCATGTACGCATGGGTTGGATCTATTTTTATTATACTCATCTACATAATGTTGCTCAATTTCTATTCCAACACCTGTCCAGCCAAACTCTTTTTCAAGCATATAGGTATTATTTCCATCACGCCAGTGTGAGGAACCAACTTCAACATAGGTTCCATTTTCCTTATCGCCACAAAGCCTTAAGGCAAAGGCATTTATAAAGGTAGCATCCTCATGTTCTATATTTAAAGATGCCTGAGTAAATGCTTTAATAGTACGAATACCCTGTTTATAGTCATCTATAGTTATTTCCTGTAACTCTGGTAGTATTGGCTTCATATTACAAGCATACCATGCTAAAGTTTTATACCTTTGTTGTCTTTTAAGTTCGGCGCAAAATAGAGGTTAATAAACCTTCCCATGCCCTAAAAGGGCACTATCGGTTAGTATCCAGCGGTTTTCATATATATATTATCTCAGAAATTGCGGGGGATGTCAAGAAAGACCCAAATATCCCTATGGTAATTCCTTAAAGAAGTCTATACCTATATACCACTTAAAGAGATATAGCCCAATCTCCCATTGACGTTTGATAGGGTATCCCCAGTTAGCAAGATAGATACCGATAGCGTAGTTAGAAGTCATCTTGCCATAGTGTAGCTTCATGTTAGACGAATGACCTTCGTAATGTTCATATTAGGTTCTTCTCTTAATGCCATAGCTCTGGCTTCTTCTTCGTTATCGGCAAAGACCTCAAGATCAAATGCTCTGGCATATTCTAGTAGTGAGATTTTATATATGTTCATACTTTAAGTATAGCGGAGATAGGATGGTTTGTCAATATAGGTTCCGTGCAAAAAGTTATCCACAGGTTTAGACATAATCTGGATGATCTAATGGAGTAGGTGCTGTGATAAGACATTTACATTCCATGCACTGAGCATCATCTAACAAGTACCCAGAAATCTCATAGGTCTCATGATCAAATTGGACTGTTACCCTTAATAATGTAGATCCACAACAAGGACAAACAGGTGTTGGGATACCTCTGAGATTTACCATATATCTATAATATCAGAGAGTTATCCACATGTCAATAGGGTGGTTTGGTATAGTTATCCACAGGTTTATCCACAGAAATATGTTACTGATTATATTATTAGACAAGGTTTAAGTGGAGCAAAGTGGAGGATAGTGGAGTATAGAACATTTTTAAGAGGGGCGTCGTAATGTACCAAACCCCATAGCCCCATATCAAACACTTATACCACATATCCCCAAACATGTCAAACCTTATATCCCCATAGCTCGATAGCGCATTATATACCAAACATTAGTGTTTGTCAAGTATATTTTGTACCAAAATAGTATGACAATTTCCTGTGAATTTGGATCAATATCGTAATATAAATATATAAATGTTTTATAAAATTAAATAAAATAAAAGAAAGTTATTGTTTTATATATAGTGTTTTATATAGGGGTGTTTGGGTATCAGATGGTGTTCTTTATCCCCTGGATTATTTGGCGGGGATCGTAATGTCTGACAGGATAAGAAAACACGCTGAGGCGGGGGACCTAAAGAAGTATAGATACTATAAGTAAAGAAACTGTCATAGTAATAAACCCTATAGCTATAAAGATAGAAACACAGTCTGGTTTTTTATCATTTGGTTCTTCATGGTCTTGATGCTTAGACAAACCATTATTAATAAAGCATGGTCCACCATATTTAGAGAAATAATTTCTACCCATAAAACCATTATACATCTATTTGACAAACAAGGTTTGATATGCTAGAATCCTGGCGATTTTTTAGAGAGGTTCGTAATACCTTGGTTTGGAAAATGTTACTCGAAAACCTGGGCTATTTTTTAAGAGTTCGTAATAGATTGTTTTCAAAAATAAATTTCGAAAATCCCTATTCGGGATCGTCTAGCTTTTTCTCATAGGCAATGTCTAATAAGGCTGTTAGATTGTCAACGCCTTCTAACTCTTCATCTGTTATATTCATTGCGGCAAGGAACAGGTCAAAGGTTTCCTCAATATACTTTTCAGACAAGGGTGTAGGAGTAACCAATTCATTAGCAATAAGATATGCCATAGGCAAGCCCAGGTCGTTATACTCCATGAACATGCTCATCTCTTCATCATCCCTGAAATCAATCCAAAGCTGGCCAAGGATAGCGCATTGATCCTCAAACTCTATATTCATTCTGCTACTTCCTGTATCTTGAAAAACGCTTCAATGTTTTCATATTCATCTCTAGGATCAAGGTCACGCATTTCACAGAACACATTCCAAACATAGTCAATAATTTCTTGAGAGTTCTTAGTAGGCTTAGCCCAATCAACAGCAATCATTTTACATAGTTCAAGGACATCTTCATATTGCTGAAAGAACTCAGGTGGTAAGTAAGCACTATCAATCTCTAAGTTGTGTTCCCATAAGAAGGCTAGGACTTGTACCTTGCCTATTTTTTTAGTCTTCCCAATCATGATTTCTCCAGTCCCTGTAATCGTGGTGCATTCGTGGTTCGTTAATTATCTTTTCTCGTTCTGCTTGGGCACTCTCTAATACTACCATAACTCTACTAAAAGTTAAAGTAGGTAAGACTCGTGCTACCATTTTTCCTACCTGCTCTAAGTCAAGATTGAGGTCGCTGACAATGATATTTAATTTTTGTGCTATCTTCTCTTCACTTGTCGTACCGCTAGAATTGCGTATAGAAAATGTCATGTTTCCCCTCTCTCTCTATTGTACCGCAAAAAGGAAAGAAGGGCAAGCCCCACGCCTGCCCCCCTTGTCCTATGCTAGCGAGAGGTGACCCGTTCCCCTTGCTTGAGAGCGCTAAGACTGGTATTGTCAACAAACTTACCATTCTTGCGAAGTACAATACGTTGAGACTTACCGTAACGGGTATCCCATGTTTCCAGGTACGGGACGGTCTTTGCTTTTGCTTTCTTGGCCATGTGTTTCTCCTTAGTTAGTTAGTGATAGATGTGGTGCGTATGCATTAATAAATGCGTTAAATTCAACAGGGTGACTATCGGTAACAGTATTATTAGTAAAGTCAACAACAATGCTTTGTTCGCCTAGGTCCCACGACTCATTGTTAATAGCATAGATACCAAAACCGTGCTCCTCTAGTAGGCTGTGTTGAATAAGATAACTAATCATCATGCGGGTGGCATATGAAGAGTCTGACCAACGGACACGAGCATGTGTCAGCGCAGCAGCAATGTCAGGTTGCCAATCTGTTTGGCCCCAATGACTATAGAGTACTACACTGGGCCCTGACTCTGAGTCTTTAAATATAAAATTAATTCTTGCTCCCATTATTGTCCACCTTCTTCGTCATAACATCCGCAACATTCAACGCAGATCTGTTCATCATCCTTGTAGCAGTTAGGGCACATGTACTCTGACATATTCATCTCAGGGTCCTTGCACCATTCACATATGGCAACGCATAGTTCATCAAAAGTGTATTCAGATAAACGCTTATCTAGTCTGTTAGTCTGTATCGTCATCATCGCTTGGGTCTGAGATGTATCCACGGTTGGCCATCCACTCTAATACATCTTCTTGGTGTTGTTCGGCACCGTATTCTAATGAGAAGCCTGCTCCATTGCTAACGGCGTCACATAAGTATAGCCACATGTCATCCTTACTTACTGTGGCCTTCCATTCAGGGTCATCTAAAATATTATTAATAGTGCTCCATGTCCACAGCCACACTAGTGATAGGCCAAGGTCGGTTGAGTCTAGAATATCTAGACATTGGTTTAGTTTATCTTTATCATCGGGTTTCATATTACTATTTTACTCCTCTTCCTCATCCTCGTCAAGTTCATCCTCATAACGTTGGATAACTTCAACTTGAACATCTGTACCCTCTATCCAAGGCCTCTCAGTAATAAAATATCCAATACGATTAACAAAACTATAGCCAGCCCAGATATAGGTGCCTCCATCATCACCATCACCATAAGTCCAAACAATGTAATCATCTGCCTCCTGTATGAATTTGAGTTCGTCGCCATATGTTTCAAACATATAGCCATACTCTCCATCGCTAAATGAAGCATTAGTGTCTATATGATTAGGGATTGGTTTGTAGGTATCAAACCATTTGTCATAGTCCATTTCAATAAAATTATTCATGTGGGGTCCTTTCAAGGTTAGTACGGTCTATACTTAAATTATACGTCAAGCAGTAGGCATTTGTCAAGGCCTCCATATATCCCTGCAAAAATCTGTCATCGTTATCTTCCATAGCTTCTTGACAGTCCAGCATTTCTACCTTAAGCCAGCCATGCATTAAATCAATTAGCGGTATAGAGACATCCTCTAAGGCTTTCGTTAAATGGTCGGGGATAAAAGGATACTTATCACTCATTTATAATCCCCAATAGGTGATCACAGGTATCAATTGCTCCCATGTAAAATGAATCTGATTCAAAGTACTCATCATCGGGAATCTCAATACCCTCTTGTGCGTCTGCCATATCTTGTTCTAAAGAAATCCTGTGAATATTTATATACTCTCTTAATGTATTTAGGTCCATATATTAATTATAGGGGTTTGAGTTGATTTTTACAAGCGGTGTGGGTGTGATACTGGTCACATCACTATGGGATGAGGCAAAGATTGTGCCTGGAAGTTTATGTGTACTTAATTTAACAATGGCCTGGTGAGGGCACGGACAAATCGGGGTAGCAATATATTCATCTTTCCAATAAGTAGTAAACTCCATAAGAGTATCACACTCAGTACAAAGAAACTCATGCTTAGTCCAGTGGTTTGAAAACATTAGTCATCCTCATCTTCATCTAAGAAATCATTATAGGAACCAAAGGTAGGCGTAGCCCAGTCAGGAGCATCAATACCCCAATTATCGGGGGAGTAAACAACATCTCTTGTACCGTCAGGATTCATTAGTCAAAGTATCCTTCTGCCCATAGGCCTTGTAAGAATTCGTGAGCGGTAACTAAATAATTATGAATAGCAGGATTCTCATCAGCATTAATTAACAGATCAGCAGAGCCAACCCCATAAATCATATTATCTAAATCTTCTTTAGTATAGCCCATCATAGGTAAAAGTCATCTCCTTCTTTATATCCATAGTATTCGTTATATGATTGTTTTAGTGTATCAGGAGCGTATGACATAAATTGCCATTCAGCATACTCACTACCCTCATCTAAATTTCTATCATTCCATTGCTCAAAGAGTTCTTGCTCAATATCTACCTGAATTGCTCCAAGGATGTGTTCGCCTACTGTATCTGTAAATGGTTCTATTGTTTGGGTCATGTATTAATTATCGCACAAACCCTGCAAAATGTCAACTCCTTACGTAATCCAATTCCTGGAAAAATATCATTGCTTACGTAATCATTGATTTTAAAAAATGTCAAATTCGAAAATCTTGCGATCTGTATCGGACTTGAACCGACGACCTCTACCGTGACAGGGTAGCGCTCTAACCAACTGAGCTAACAGACCTAATGGTGAGCAGTTTGAAATCTTGCTCAGGATTTTTTTGTTAGGCTAACGCCATAACATTTTGAACAACTTTTAACAAGCGATTCTTTTCTGCGTTAATAGCAGGATCAAATCCACTTGCGCTTGCGAGAATAGATTCGTTAGAACCACCACGAGCAGAACGATACCAGTCAAGGCGTTCGGTTAGCGCATTGAACGCACCCCAAGCAGAACCAGCAATCATTCCGTTAAACTCACCTGTGTAAATATCATTGACCACGTCAATTTTATTTTCCCACTTTTTAAGTGAACCCTTAGAATCTTTTTCAGGCTTAGGGTAAGCAGCAAGAATGATGTTATTGAAATCAACAGCATTGACTTCTTTTTCAATCATAGCCTTAGCCATAATGTCAAATTCGTCCATATACTTATTAGCCATGCCAAGAGTTTCACGAGCAATTTGTACCTTGCCGTTAGCAGTTTGAGTATGGCGAATCTTGAAAGATTGCTTGATACCATTCTTTTTCTTGATTGAACCAAGAGCAAGATTGAGAGTGTTAGCGCATACAACACGAACAGGTGTGATACTTGCTTGAATAGCGATTGAGCCGTCATGTGATGTGTTGATGAGCAAATAAGTTTTAACCTTATCGGCAACACCAGTAGGGTCAAGAATTGTTTCACGTTCTAGTGCTAACGCACCGAATACAACACGACCACCCTTAATTGAGCCAGCAGTTTCCCAACGACCACCGCCGTCTAGGATATTGTCACCGAATGAGAATAGATCCTCATTCTGTAAAACATGGTAGCGTTCACCAACTACACCAAGAATATCTGTCTGAGTGTTATCGGTGGGATTAGTACGCAAGACATATTGGTACGCCTTGTCGCTTGTTAGATGTGTAGGGGTTTCTAAATCCTCTAAGCGAACATTCCACCCGTCAAGATTTGCTAATGAAAGCATTTCTGATGTGGTTTTTTCCTCTGAGAATACAGTACCCAATCCATGCCAAGCAGGTTCACGGAATGAAGCAAAACTTGCTACCCCATTTTGTGATTCTAGTTCATGTGCCATGAGTTTATTTCCTTTCGTTTGATTGTTAATTTAAGTATAACATTACGGACTGACAAAAGCAAATCGGGATAGTTAAACATGGACAATCTGGACATTTTTTCCGTGATCTTAATCACATGATCGTAACTTGACTTTTAAGCTGGCCCGTTCGAAAATTTTGTGAAGCAGTTTTAGGACGTGCTCAGGTCCTTTGATTAGTAGCCCCCTACTAAACTTCTATTCGGTCAACACTTGATGAAAGATATTCAACACCTTCAGGATAATTAACAGAATCAAAATCAATATCGTGAATTAAATTTAGTGCTGACTCTTCATCACGAGCACGACATGTCACTGAATATTGAACTGTAACTTCTAATTCAAATTCTTTTGACAATTCAAATCCGCAAATGTTAGCGATCTGCTCCGCTTCTGCTTCATTGATTGAAGCCTCTTCCAAAGCATTCATAGTCCAGTCAAACATGTCATCACGCAAGCGCTGTAGGGTGCCTGCTGTTTCATAGTCACGCTGCGCTAAATTCTGGGAATGTAGAACTAAATCATTAATTCGTTCATCCTGCTTAGCAATAGTGGCCTTAAGAAAATCCTCTGTGGCATTTGTAGTTGTAATCATTAGTTATCCAATCCTTCTGTTAGTTGATTCATTTCTTTCATTGTAGCAACCATGTCTGACATATCTGATTCTGATAAGCAAATAGACGAGACAAGTGTTGCTGTTAGTGCTGATAGTGAGGCACTGTATTTAAATAGCAACCGAGCAAACTCTTCATTTTCCATGTATTCACGGTTTTTAAACATAAATTGCGCTAAACCCATTAGTTCATGATCAAAGAGGGCTTCCTCTGTTGCTTCTTTAATTTGTAACATTGTGCTAATCATTGGGCTACCTTTCTAAAGTTTTGTGTTGAGCAGTTTATAGTCATGCTCAGGACATTTCCGTTAAGGAATTATAGGTATTCTGATACAGCGTTGTAAGTGCTGGTATTGACAGTTTCCTCATCTGTCATTTTAAGAATACGAATTGCGTTTTCCAATTCCTTCTTTGACTCACGATAAGTGCTGGCATGAATAAACTCTACTTCACGCTCAGGCTCAGGTGGCATTTGTGCTTCTGATACTTTGAGGTCAAAGTCAATGTTTAGAGTGTCGTTATACGCACGATAGTTAGTGCGTAAGTTAAAGGCTTGCTTGATGTTATCAAGTGCGAAAGTAAGAACTTCTGCTTTCCATGCTTCCATAGCCTTCTCAAACTTTAGTTCATTTTCTTTTTGTGTTGCGTAGTTAGTTTCTAACTTAGCAAGTGATACCTCTAGTGCGTTGATGATTTTAGGTGTTGCGATTTTGACATTTATTGCTTTTGCTCTAGCCATGTGTTTTCTCGTTTCTGTTTGTGGGGTATTTCTATTATAGGGGGTGGGTGTGACATTTTGAGCAGTTTGTATTCATGCTCAGGAATAAGTAATTAGATTACTTTGCTGTCCAAGTTGTGTAGCGGTGTGCGCCATTGACATCTAGTTTGACTCGGACATTACCATTTGATAGTGGAGTAATCTCTGCGATTGTTCCAGTTACCTTTGATTTTTGTGTGGTGTAGGTGTCGCCTACCTTGTAAGTTGCTGTATTAACTGACATTGTATTTCCTTTTCTGTTAGTTGGTTATAGATTAAGTATAACATTTCCTACTGACATTTATCAAATTATTATCTGATAATCTCACTATGTGGAATTGTTATTTGGTTATACCTAAGTATGACAGAAAATGTCATAAATGTCAATTCTTAATCGTAAACCTGGGTGTGATAAATGTCACCTTAATCTGCTATGTGATAAATCTCACACGTGTCGAAAATTTCTGCGGGGAAGCACAGAAATTAACTTATTACTTATTCATCACTATCAACATACACATAGAGAGAGATCATCTCATCATGCTTGAAAGTGATAACATCTTTCTCACCAAACTCATCAGTGAACTCAACATGATAGTCATCGCCGTTATTGCTATCGCTAATACCTGTTACTTCAACAACCTCATCTGAGATACCGATTAGATCATTTAGCATTAGCTGGTTTGGTTGTAAGCGATCAGCAAAGATTAATTCCATAGTTTTTATTGTAGCAGACATTTTATCCATCCATTTCTACGCAGTCCATAAAGCATTCCTCGCACATATACTCATCAATAGTGTAGTCATCTTCATTAAGGCAATCGTGTTCAACGCAAGGGCATTTATTTATTGTCATCATGCGAACATCTCATCTAATTCTGAGTCTGACATTTCTACCCACTCGTTACTATTTATTAGAAATTCGGGCTCGCCAATAATAGACTCGCAATCAGAAAAATCGGGGAATTGGTAATTGGTCATTACTTCCTCGATATCAGTCGTTTCAAGATAAAACTCATGATACATGCTTACCTTATAAGTCTTAGACATTATTCGTTATCCTCATCTACTGGGTCAATAAACCATGATAGGTTATGTCCTTCAATAATAGCATAGGCTGGTGACTTTGCTTGCCCTCGCCAAGTAACCTGAAAGTTACCAATCATAGGCATATCAATAAGGCGATCATAGTCCTCATCATAGGCGGCATCAATAGCGGCAATACAAGTAGGTATCATTTCAACGGGTACTGGTGGATAATGATTACCCTGTAAGTGATAACGCAATTGCGTTTCAAGGTCTAAGGTTGTGTCTGCTAATCCAATTGCTGTTACTGATCCCATTATATTTTCTCCTCAATGTCTGCGACATAAACATCACTTCTGCGAATTCCGCCATATTCTAAATTAGAATCAAACATGCTGACGGCATCTTCTTCATTGTCTGCTTCAACGTTAATAAAACAAGTAAACTCATATAGTGCCATTATTTATACCTCTACGCCTTCGTTGTTGTAAATAGTTAATTCTTTTATGTCTGCGACATAAACATTATCTTTATCTATTCCATATTTTAATTGAAATTGAAAAACATCAATAGCCTCATCATGGTTTTCTGCTTCTACATCTATGAAAGTGTTAAACTCAAATCTTGCCATTACTTAGTTACCACCTTTCTACCTTCACGATAGAATACTTTTGTGTAGCAAACCAATTCGGGAGTGTAAATATTGACAGTTGAGTATTCGTTAGCCGTTCCCCAATCGGTAAACTGAAAAAATGCTTGCCACGCTTTCATTTCATCAGGGTAATCTTTCTGCCAGTGTGGGGCATTGCTATCATAGGCGACAGTTATTTTATACATTAGTTTCCTTCTTTCGTTGTTGATATTTCTGATACTACCATGTCGTACTGACAATCGCAGGGTTCTGTGTAATCAAATGAGCAGAAATAGCAACCCATCATTTCATCGCATACACGGCACTGATAGCGGAATTGTACTTCATCGCAGCAAATCTGAGATATATCCCAAATTAAATAGTGATCTGTCTTATCTATAACTGTAGCCATAGGGGGCAACCTTCTTTCTTTTTCTTTATACTGTAAGCCTACCATTTATCACTGACATTTTCAATTTTTAATAGGCTTATCTTAAATAGTAAGACGGCGTGTCGTGTGATTAATCTCACAACCTGGGTAAGTTATCCACAGTTCTTAAATCACCCTGTGGACAACCTTTCGAAAAAAATAAAGGACAGCCTGCAGTAGCTGCCCTTTAAATTATTTTTTATTATCCAGATCCAGCAATCATTAAGATAGCAATAAAAATACCAGTTGCAATTATTAAGATTTCCATTTTTATTATTCTCCTTTTATTTTTTAGTGGCAGAAAAAATTATGTCACTCTTTGAGTATACACACAATGAGCATGAAACGCAAGCCGAGCCAGCAGTGCTAATCAATGGAATTTGCTTATTATTTTCAGGACATTTAGCAGCAGGGCGCCCGATCATTTCTTTAACATCTGCTTGACCTATAGCAAAATTCTTAGCAAGGTATGCCATGCGTACGCCACTATTAATTTTTAGATCAACAGCAGTTTTAACATTCTCACTATCAGCAGAAAAATACAGTGAGAGGTTTTCAATATCTTTTAGAATAAGGGCAGCAGACTTAACACGAGTGTAAACCCAGAATTGTACATCCGCATTAAGTTTAATTACATCGGACCACGCAATGGCATAAGTATCATTAAAGAAGTCACCGTCCCAATGGATACGGAATAACATGGGCGCATTCTTTTTTACACAATCAGCCTTAAAATCAGCAATCATCTCACTGATCAAATTAAGCATGGTTAAATAGTCTGCGTCTTTTAGCAGGGCCCAATTATGAAGTAGGTTAACCTTTACGGAAGGGAAGACCTTTTCAAGTTTTCCTGCGTAGCATATGCTCTCACATACACTAGTGGCACCAGGGCACGAGAAAGCCTTTCCAGCAGGTAGGCCGAACGTGTTAGCAATTGCTGCTTGTTTTCCATTTTTTGTGACAAGGTTAGCCACCTTTCTATCGTTAGAACGTTTTAATTTTAGGGGATTAGTAGTCAAGGCTAAGACTCATTTCTAATACACGATCTTCATGGGTAATAGAATCTGCTAATTCATTTAGCCAGCAATGATCACACATAGGCATATATTCATCAACAGCATTTTCATTACACTTAGGGCAGGTAGTAGAATAGAATTCATCAAAGAATTCATCGTTTTCAAATGTCATGGGGGCACGACCTTTCTTAGTTGTTGTTATTTTTTAATTCTAGCATATCGGACTGACATTTATTCTTGCGAGAATAAACTTTCTTAGACTTAATAGGGGTCGCCGCATTTGACCTACGCAATTCCATAAGCCTGCGTAAATCCTCAGCGGTTTTCTTAGTTGACATACAATAATCTTAGCATACTTAAAGTTAAAATACAAATTATAAAATTGTGACAAATCTCACAAAACCTGGGCCTGTGGACAAAGTACGTAAAGCTGTGGATAACTTTTCGTTTCGAAAAATTTTTAGTGAGCAGTTTAAAATCTTGCTCAGGATTTTTATTTTTATTTTTTAATTCGTTCACTTCGCAAAGCAACTTGCAATCTGCGAATTTCTTTTTCTAATTGGATGTTGCGTTGCCAAAAAGCAATCATCATTGTAAGTGATCCAGCTAAAGCAATTACAATTGCGATTAGTGTTCCGTTATCTAAAATCAATTTGCCATCTCCAATTCTTTATAGCAAGCAATCGCAAATCTATTTGCGTCAAATCTTGGGTTATCAGTTTCAAACATTAGAGAAAATTCATCTACCAAATCAGCAAATAAAATTTCTCCTTGCTCATCAAAAACAGATGTAGCAAAATAATTGCTAAGAATTTCAGCGGTTGCGACATAGTCTTTACGAGTCATCATTATTCGGCCACCTTTAGAATTGCGTAAGTGCCATTTGCGTTTATATTTTCAAGGACTGGCTTGATAGCAGGCGCAAGTAAATCTTTTAGCATTGATTCTAAAAGCATTATCTGACTTACTTCATCAAGTGCTAAAAATTGTTGAGCCACTGGATGAGTTTCATCAAATTCGGTTACAAACTTTAGAGCGTGTTCTATTGATATTGTCATTTTATTTCCTATTCGTTAGTTGGATTCGGGTGTATTAAATAATTGTATATCTTGGCACTGACAAGGCTCAACATGGTATTCCTCGCCTGTACCAAAAAAGATTAGGCCAGTTGAGTAGCAATCCTCGCAGGGTATTGTTAAAACTGAGTTTATCATTAAGCACCTACCTTTATGGCAACAGTTGCCCAAAAGTTTTTGATTCCACGAGTTGAGCGAACCTCAATAGCGTATGCCTCAAACTCTGAGCCGTACCAAACATCAGGGCGGGGAGTTGCGTATTGGATAACGCCTTCATCATGGCGATTAGTTGAGCGATAAGTCTTGCCGATTAGCAAGTCCTCTATTGTGTATGGTTTTGCTGACATTAGTTGTCACCTTTCTTTATTTCTTTAATTGTAGCGGATAGGACTGACAAAGCCTGAGCCTTGCTTGCGTTGCGTTGCGCCTGTATTAGCGCCTTATATTCCTCTAGTGTCATTTTTGACCTTTCGTTAATTGCTTACTATGTAAGTTTAGCAGATTAGACTGACATTATCAAATTAGAAATGCTAACAATTCGGACATTTTGATATTTATTTTTGTGACTATTCTCACACTGTAAATTTTTCTATAACTTTTGTATAACAATCTTAAACCTATCGGCGTGTCGGTTTGACTTTTCGAATTTTTTTTCACTCCTTAGAAAGTAAAAATAGAAAACGAAAAGCAAAAAATAAAGTTAAGAAAAATAAAGCTCTGCCGTCAGTGAAAAAAGTTAAGTCCATTTTTTATTCTCCAATTCCGTTAAGCATTTTTTCTAATTCTAAAAGTTGATCATTAGTTAAATGATCTAATTGTATTGCGTTAGCAAATCCGAATAAATCTATTTCCATTTTTACACCTCTTCATTTTCTCTAATGGCATCTTCAAAATCTAAAAGCGATTGGTGATAAGCGATTGGGTCGCACTCTCGCAAAATCTGTGAGGCAGAAAAACTTAGGTTGCCAATTTCAAAAGGCTTATACGATTCGTCTAGCATGTCATCAAACCAAGTTTTAATTTCAAAGGCTACATCAAAATCTAGCATTAGTTATTTTCCTTTTCTATTTTTTTTACATTTAGATAATCGGTTACATTTAAGTAAGTGACATAAGCAGCCCAAATAAATAAGGGAATAAGAATAAGGTTTATCATTTAGTTAGCCCCTCTAATAGTTCCGTTAATTGCTAATAAGTCACACTCTACTTTTAGAGATGTGTTTTTGTTAAGGCGTGAAGGCAGGGCAGAAATAAAATCAAGCACCTGTTGCTTAGAATAGAAAGGCATTTTTTTAGTGTTGCCGTTATATGAGGTTAGTGTAAGTGTTATCATTATTTTTTCTCCATTACTTTAATTATGACATCTAAATCTTTTTCGGTAAGCAATACGCTTGCGCTACCCCATAGGGCAGCATAAGTGTGACCAGTATCGCCATATTTTTCTTTTGCTAAATCATAGGCTAATTGTCTTTTGTCATATGTATCCATTACTTACACCCCTCGCATGTGAACTTAGTGAACTTTTTATCTTTAGCAAATACCTCTAAGTAATTATCATTACAGTTAGAGCATGCGATAAGTGCGGTAGAGGCTCTGCCGTATAGGTGAGGCTCTGATACGGATAATAGGGCGTTATCTATAACCTCTTGTGTTTTTAGTATAGTCATTTTTGACCACCTTTCGTTTTCGTTATATAGCAATTTTAGCATTAGGGTCTGACATTTTGCCTTATTTAGACAGCGTGTCGGAAATTTCTTTTTGTGATATAGCCCACAATTCTTTACACTTATCAGGGTTGTTCCACCATGGGAAACCCTCGTGATATTGGGCGGGGGCTAATACAACCTGACCGCAAGGGCATAAGTTCATCAACCCTTTAGGGTAATCGCTTACAGTAGCGAACTTAGTCCAAATACTCATTTAGTAGACACATACCAATCTGTCCACATAGGGAATTGCTCAGGGTCACCATCATAGTAGTAACGCTCAATATTTTGCTCACAATCTTGGCAGAAAGTGAATTGCTCATCTCCATAGTTAGAGATAGCGGAAAGCATAGGGTTATGCTCATGTGTTTTTGTTAATGTAGTCATTTTGACCACCTTTCTTTAATTTCTTTATACTGTAAGTTTAACACAGGGGTCTGACAAATTGAGGGGTACAAATAGGATAAAACGGACATTGTGAGGTAGGTCACATGTGTTTCATGTCACATGATTAGATCGTTATCAAATTGTTATAATTATTAGGGCGTGTCGGCTTGACAAGGATATACACATCACCCTGTGGATAACTTTTTTTCGACATTTTTTTATGTGGTGTATATCACATATAAATATTACACAATTACGGCGTGTCGGGTTGTTTTTGTCAGTGCTACCTGCTATACTTGCCATATAACAACAACGAAAGGACATAAAAATGTCACTTACCCTATACCCTGTGAATCAGTACTATTTAACTGATAACACTCAATTTATCCACTGTGGCGAGAGCCAATTCCGTCACTATTGCGACAAGCACTTTCAGGCTCAGGGGTGCTATTTCTGTGAGTTTGACTACGCTCAGCCTTGCGAGTGTGACGAGTAACACATCAGACACACCCCCAAAAGGGGTCAAAATGTCAGTTCCCCCTGCTATACTTCCATTATAACAACAACAAGAAAGGTTCAAAAATGAACACTAACACAATCTACGCAACAGATGAAATCTGCTGGGCTATTGAAAATGATGACATCTGTGACGGCTTCGGCTGTGCCCCTTGCTCAATAGAAATTGACGGAGAATACACTCCCCTATATCGCTCAACTAACTAAGGAGAATTGAAATGAACCCATTCACATACGCAATAGACTGGTTAGATGATAACGCAGACTTCATGGCACCAGTAGGAGCCTTCATTGGCATAGCAATCGCAATCGGATTATGTTTTATTAACGGGGGTAACTAAATGAATACACTAGAACGCATTAGACAAGAACAACAAGAACGCTACGCATTACAGCGAGCAAAAGACAAGGCAAGAGGTGAGGCACTATACGCCCTCAACATTGCTCCACTCAATAACGATTACCTACTAGCGAAAGAAGAAAACTAAATGATAAACGCAACACTAACAACAGTAGGCGGATCTACTAAGGGTATGACATTTGATAGCAAAGAAAACCTATTACAATTTATTGAATTGTTTGGTGATACGTTGCCATTAGGTACAGCGGTAAATATTGACGCCCCACTAGCAGGTATTCACTCAGGCTGGATACAGGGCAAGGCTAAGAAATAATTTTTGGGGTAGTAGTGTCTAACTTTTACTAGGCACTACACCAAAAGTTTTTGCTGGTACTACACTATTTATTTTTATTGTTTAGTTATGGGCGCACTAAAATTTGTTGTTTTATTTTCTAAAATCACGTATCATGCACAAGCTAGATGTTGTCAGAAAATCTCCAGTATGAAATCTGAATGAAATCTGAAGTTTATGATATACTTAAGTATGAGAAAACAATACACAAAAGCCCAATATAACAAAGATGGTTTAAAACAATGTACAAGTTGCCAGGAATACAAAGAGACATCTGAATTTCATAAATTTTCCAAGGGTCCAGATGGATTAAAGCAATGGTGTAAGGTTTGTGTAAAACAATACGATTTAAAGGAAAATGACGCAACACGTATTTTTCCACGGAAGCTAGATGAGAATGGAAATATCCACTGTAGAAATTGTGGAGAATACTTTAAAGAAGATCAAATGAAACAATCTAAGACTGGAAAGTATAAGGGGTTATCCTATTGTACTGAATGTGCTCCATTACTATCTAGAACACGTACACTTCAGAAATATCATTTGACTCTTGAGGATTATCACAATTTGTTACAAAGTCAAAACTTCTCATGTATGATTTGTAAGCAAAAAGATACAAGTTTCAGAAAACGACTATCTGTAGATCATGATCACGCTTGTTGTCCAGGAGAAGGCTCTTGTGGTAATTGTGTAAGAGGTTTGCTATGTCATCACTGTAATGCAGCTCTAGGAAATGTAAAAGATAATATTCAAACACTACAAATCATGATAGAATATTTAAATGGGAATCTTAGATAATCTAGAAAACGCATGGGATGAACTTGATCCTAAATACGAAAGCCTTGCTCAAAAAATATTTTCAGAAACTGTTTGCTCTAACTGCTCTTGCGGACAAGAGTCTAAGCTCATGCCTATAACCGATAACATGGGTAGAGAAATTTTCTGGGGAGACCTAGGAAGACCAACTGACGCCTAATCCTCTATATGATCTAGATTCCACATTCTAATATCGGTAGCTGCAATACGTATTTTTTCAGATTCAATTTCATTTGTCGCTTCAACAACTAGCGTCATACTCAAAGGATAATATCCATCTGCAAATAAATCTTTTTTTGCGTGGAACTTATAAGTCTCAGCACAAATCTTTTCATCTACTTTATAATAATATTTTGGCATTATGGTGCTTCGTATCTTCCATAATATTTGTAGATCTCATATGGAATAACAGTAGAGTCAACCCACCAGTCTTCATGACCTATCTTTGCAACTAGGGAATAGCCTAGGTTATTTAGAATTTCTCGCTGAGCATCACGCAAGGAAGCATTCTTGTAGTTGATAATATATTCGTGTTCAAAAGAAATAACGGTAAAGCGATATCTGGATAATGGCAGGGCAATTAAACCATTCAATGGTGTTCCAATAGGAGCAATAGGTCTTCCACCTTTATCCATAGGAGATTCAATATCAATTTGAAGGTAATCAATTTGTTTTGGAAAGTTGTTCTCTTCAAAGTATTTTAAATAATCAAAGGTTGTGGCATCTTGCATTAAACAAGGGTTTTTACGAACAGAGTTATATTCATCGACATTTCTTTGATCTAAATCAAAACCAACACCTGTCCAGTCATATTCATTTTCCATTTTATAGGTTGTGTTTCCACTAATAGGACCTGCTGATCCCATTTCTACATAATATCCATTTTTCTTATATTCTAAGATATCTAAAGCAAACATATCTGAAGCTCGCATAACATCTCGTTTATCTCGCATATGTTTTTCAAAATCTGGTCGAGTCATATTATTTATTTCATTGATACGTTCAGTTATACGTTGATCCATCGTGTTCCTCTATTTCGCTAAAGAGTTCTTTATTGAAAAGAACTGGACTTTCTTTTGATCCTCTTACAAAGCATGTTGAAAAATATCGGGGGAGATCATCAAGAACCGCTAATGACTTATGCAGGATATTCCCACCATGTAATACCAAAGACCTAGCTTTAGGCTTATGTACAATACCTAACTCTGAGTACTCTAATTCTCCTCCAGCATACTCGTCATTATAATATAAACATACACCATACCTGATGTGATATGGCTCATCCTTTAACCAATAGTCTCTATGTTCCTGAATAGCTGCTCCTTCTCTATACCGTTGAAGTGCAACTGAGCCTACATACAATAATGATTCAAATAGGTTTTGTATTTGATTATCTATATCTTTAAATACCTGTGGTTTGTCACCGTTATATTGCTTACCGTAGAAAAATCCATTTTTATAATCATCATCAGGTGATAGCCACCATTGCTCTTCATCTAAGCCTGATGCAAAATCTAAAACCTCTTTTTGTTGATCTACTGTAATAAAGTCCTCAATCTCATATAGATCTGGGGATAACCTGTTAATTTTCATATTACCATTTCCCTAATGGACACTTAGCTTGTCGTAGCGTAGATTTTAATGCCATAAAACATCCACACTCTCTACACTTAATTAATCGTTTGTTAAAAGATGGACATTCATTACAAATTGCCAACCTTTGTTCAATTAGCTCTTTATCACTCCTTGGTTGCGAAGGATCAAATAAGTCACTAAATTTTACATCATCAGACATACTTCTATTATAGCGTATAAGGCTATAGGAACCAATCTAAGACATGTTTGGGGATGTTCCCCATAGATTGTCTATAGATGGTTTGGATATCCTCTATTTCGGCGAATTTAAATCGGCGAACTCTATATCCCGCCGTATTTTAATAAACTAATAGTATAATAAAACTTATGAGCGTACAAGACTGGGCAGCATTAATTTTGAGCGTACTGACCATAGTTGGTATTATGGCGGGTGGAATTAAATTTCTCGTAAAACATTATCTCAGCGAACTTAAACCCAATTCAGGCTCGTCAATGAAAGACCAAATTTCAAGGTTAGAACATAAAATTTATGATGCTGATGTTAGTCGTAAGCAGATGAAAGAAGATCATAAAGTTATGAAAGACAAGTTAGACCGTATGTACGATATACTTTTAGACTATATTGCAAAATCTAAATAACTACTATATATAATATATAAGATATATAAATATAAACCTTTAAAGATAGTTCTTTTTTCTTATATATATTTAGTATACACTATTACAGTCTTGATTTCTTAATTTTTATACCCTGACAAATAACAATCTTATAACAATTTACTTTATAACTTTTTGTTATCTATTATTATAACGTTTTGTTACTTTAATATACATGATGTCCGATATGATATAATTTAGATTGACTAATACCTTGGTTGTCTTATACCCACCACCTTGGTATTAGTCATTTTTTATGGTATAATCAAGATTATGAGTACATGTGGTCCTGAGATTTTTGGTGCTGATCCCGTTAGAATTAAGTGGAACGTGGTTAGAGGAGATACTGCGCCTTTGCGTATTGAATTCTTAGAAGATGATGAGACTACTTATTTTGATATTTCTGATTGGGAATTTACAGCCTCAAGTTATGATCCTAAAGGTGACATTATAGATGAGCTTGAAGTCGTCTCATATAATGGATACGTTGATGTTACAGCTCCTGCTTCAATTACAGAATATTGGGGAACTGGTTACAAAACAGCGGTAGCTGAATTAATTTTTGATCTACAAGTAATTATTGATGGCGATACTACATGGACTCCAGTTATTGGAACTATTCATGTTATCGGAGATGTCTCAGGTACTTTGTAATGGCTGTTATTAAAGTTACAACTCCAAGACCTGAGTTGCCACCAGTCATTAGAATTAAGAATAAAGTATTTAAAGTAAATAAGTGATATAATCTAGGTATGACTTTACATGCCCACACAACCCTTAGCAATACAACTGCTACTCGCTTAACTCCAAACGGAATTCATTCTGGAATGGATATTACAATTCAGAATATACATGAATCTGCTTATGTCTATATTGGTGGAGAAGATGTATCTGCCTCTGTTTATGGATATCGTATTGCTCCAGATGCAGCATTTTCTATTGAGCTACCTGGATTAGATGCACTTTACGCAATATCATCTGTTAACAATTCAAAGGTCGCAATTCTACAAACTGGCTTAGAAACAGGCAACTAATGGCACGGTTTACTACAACAGGTGGTAGCGGAGATGGTACTCCAGGCGCACCAGGAGCAGATGGTGCTGACGGAGCAGATGGAGCGGATGCTCTTTGGGATTTTACTGGTGAATGGGTAAACGGAATTGACTATGCTGCTGGATCTGTAGTTGAATTTCAAGGATCTACTTACTATCATCCTACTGGTCAATTTTCATCATACTCTCCACCAACAAATGGTTGGCTTTTAGTATCCGCTAAAGGTGCAGATGGTGCAGATGGTGCAGATGGTGCAGATGGATCTGACGGTACTAATGGAACAGATTTTGGAATTTATTATTTAGGAAACTATAATGCATCAAGTGGATATTCACCAAACATTGCAGTAGTAAGAGGATCAGATGGACAACTCTATCTTGCTAAAGCAAGTGGACAACTTGGTGATCCAGTTGGTAACTCTTCAGAATGGGAAGTTTGGATTCCAAAGGGTGCAGACGGCTCTGATGCAAATACAGGAGATATAACTTTTGACGGATCACGAATTATTGGTGCAGGAACAGGAGCAGGTGATGGATCTGGAAACGGAACAATAGAACTAGTTCCAGATGGAGATATTACATCAAATCAATATTTAATTATTGATCCAACAGCACCAAACCATATTCATATTCGTGCAGGTGGAAACCAGGATGCTTCTACTGCAGATCTAATCTTTGGTGGAGAAAGAAATAAAGTTCTTGTTTCTGATACTGAAAGATTAGTATTGGTAAGCACAAGACCGCCTGGAGAAGAAGTATCTGAAAACCAATGGGTATTTGGATCTGATGGATTATTAACTGGCCCAGCACCAGACAGTTTAATAAAAGTTAATGGACTTTATGGTAAAGATGCAGATCCTTTATTTTTACTTGCTCCTGACACTGTTGTTATATCTGGAGATGGTGGAGAATTCTTAGATGATCCAACTGTTGCTGATAATCAAATTGCAACTATTGGTGATTTACCAACGGGAGCAACAGGAACATTCCAAACCTCAGATAGCAAGATAGTTACAGTTACTAATGGAATCATTACATCTATAGATCCACTGACTTAATATCGTGAGATAATGGCTAAATGGCTACTTCTAAATCTATGGATTTTCCTGCTTCAAAATCCTCTAGCTATGCCGATAAAGTAAAGCAAGAAAATGGCCAAGTAGATAATAGTATTTATATTCCAGTTCCTGGACCACAAGGCGAAAAAGGATATCCAGGAAAAGATGGTTTGCCTGGCCCAGAGGGACCCGCAGGACCAAGAGGTGAACGTGGACTTCAGGGCAAAGACGGAAAAGACGGCAAACCAGGTCCTCAAGGCCCTAAAGGGGAACCTGGAGAGTTAGATCCAACAACTAATCCATATGCACAACACACTGGTTGGGCTATTTATGATAATTTAAATAATAAGGGCCTAAGAATTGGAGCAAATAGAGGAACAGATGGTTGGGTAGATCTTTCAGTTGATGGTTTGGGTTCAAATACAAATGAAGTGTACCTTCCAGGAAATAAAATTCCTTTATACAACATAGAATCTCAAAAGCTTAATTTTAAGCATATTAAGCTGGGATCTAGAGTAGACATAACCTATAATCTAAGCATAGAAACTCTTAATAATAATACAGAAATATGGCTAAAATCACTCTTCCCAGATGATGACAACAGTATTATAAGTTTTGTAGCTTCTCTAAAATATCAACATACATACAATCTATCTACTACTCATAGCTTTGTTATAGATACCGAAAAAGTTAAAAGGCTTGGTATTTCACCACAAATAATGTCAGATTTAGAAGGCACGGCTATCTTAAACTCTATCTACATTTCAATATCCTAGCATGGTATAATAAAACTATGGCATTTCCAAGCGAATTAAATATTACCTACTACAAGGGTGACACCTATGAATTTAACATATACCCGAAAAAAAATGGTTCAACTGTTTTTAGTTTAGAAGGATATTCAATAAAATTTACTATAGCATTAACAAGAGGAGCCACATCAATCATTGAAGGTTATGCAGCTATCTCTTCAGATAACACGTATGCTACCTGTGCAATCACTCCAGGTGCAGGAGCTTCTATGACAGCTGGAACTCAGTATGTATATGACGTTGAAGTTAAAAAATCTGCGACACCTTACAATTTAGTTCATACTTTGTTGACTGGCAACGTTACTGTAACTGAACAAGTAACTCCAGCAGGAGCGTAGTATGGCTGAAGTATTAGTAACTGCAGATGATATTACAGTTTTAGGTGGTCCAAGTTCAATTACTGTAGATTTAGATTTTGGTCCACAAGGGCAAAGAGGAAGTCAGATATTTACTGGATCTGGACAACCAAATAATCCTAATAATGATATTTATGATCAAAGCTTAGAGATTTTTGATCTATACATTAATACACTTGTTGGAGATTCAGAATATCTTTATATGTATCAATACATTAATAGTAATGGAAGCAATACTTGGGTTCCTGTAGTAAAATTAATTCCAAACATTTATAGTAAAAATATTGAAAAAGTTTTTGTTGATGGATCTACAACAATTAATGTAAAACTTGTAGATATTGTTTCTGGAAGCTTAGTCTCTTCTTTAGAATCAACAAACTTTAATGTTCAAGCCTCTATTAATAATCTAGGAAATCCAGTAGCAACAACCATTTCTTTAGGAACAGTTGCAATAGTTGCAGGATTTAGATCTTTACCTATAACCATTACTGCTGTTGAGTATGATGGCACCAGTTGGGCAAATCTAGACGGGACAAGGGTAGTCAATTTATTGATTACTGTGGTATAATCTAAAGTGGTGATATATTATGGCTGAAAATATTGATGGTACCGTTGGCGGGACTGGTTTATTCAATACCAAAATTCCTGCACTTTCAGAGGCAGCTGACATTCAAGCAGCCCTTAGACTATATCACTATGGTGAAGACTATGATGGATCAAATACTGATGTTACAGAATTAAAGACTCCATCACTGGCTCAACATTTACAAGATTTGACAGAAGCAATTGACACGGTTGACGCAAAAGGTATTGGTTCAATTTATTCAGCTACCGAGCCAGCCACACCACAAGACGGCTTTGTTTGGATGGATTCAACAACATCTAGCGCTTCTTCAATTGGTATTCCAACAGCAGTATATACAAACTCAGAACCAACTACAGGATTAACTGATGGATTACTTTGGGTAGATAAAGATTCTTCACCACTTAAGATGTATATCTATGATTCTACTTTAACTACATTTAGAGAGATAGGTGCGTAATGGCTAAGCTATCAGATCAAGAATTAAAAGAACTTGGCATTGGAAAATTAGTTGCACTTGGTTTGACTGAGGCAGAATTAAGAGCATTGGGGTTGAGATCAGATGACAATTAATTCTAATGGAAAAGTAGCATATGTTTATCAAGATTCAACAGATACTTGGCATCCAGTAGCGGGAACAACATCAACTGGAGCAAACTACGCTTGGACTGGAACTCACAGTTTTGGTTCAGCAGTAAGCCTTACTGAAGTTTTAACTGCTAAAGCAGGAGTCAATAACTTTTTAAATACTGCTACTCGTGACGCAGCACTTCCGTCTCCAACAAATGGTATTGTTTGTTTTGTTCGTCAAAACTCAAACGGTAATGAAATTAACGAACTTCAATATTATGATAATGCTTGGAGATCATTAAATGATGCTACAACACTATTACCTAAAACAGCAAGCTATACTGCTGCATTGACTGATGCTGGAAAAACTATTACCATGGATGTTGCAAGTGGAAATTCTGTAACTATTCCAACAAATGCTAGTGTTGCTTTTCCAATAGGTTCTAGATTTGATATTGTTCAAATTGGAGCAGGCCAAACACAAATAGATCCAGTATCAGTAGCTGTTACAATTTATAGCAAAAATTTAAATAAGAAAATTGCTGCAAGATACTCAGGTTGTACAATTATTAAAATAGATACCAATGCCTGGGTTCTTATTGGCGATTTGACAGCGTAGGCTTTACATGCTGGGGTTTATAGGCCGTTGGGCAGCATCCAAAGGAATGGTAGCAGTACCAAACCTAGTTGGTCTATTAAACACAGCAGCACAAACAGCAATTACAAATAGTGGTTTAACTTTTTCTTCAAGCTCCACAACAAACACTGGAGACTCTAATTTAGCAAATAAAGTTCAATCACAAACTCCAACTTCAGGAACCCTTGCTGACTATGAGTCTTCTGTTAGTTTTGTTTCTTATTCTTATGTAGCACCACCATTCTTTCCATTCTTCCCACCATTCTTCCCACCTTACTTTGCTCCAACGCCAAGTGCAACAATTTCAAACCTTACATATACAGCTAATGGCCCACACGATGGAACCTTATCTTGGACTGGATCAAATATAGTTAATTATCTATATACATCCACTAATGGCGCTACAAATTATCCATCAGAATACAACTACGGAGCATATACTGCATCATGGCCTGGCAATTTAGTTAACATGGCTAATGGCCAGTCTTATACCGTCACAATTACGGTTAATCCTGGAGGAGCAAGTCAAACAATAACATTCACCCATAGTTATGCAAACGCCTTCCCTTCATTTACTACACCTCTTGCTTTATCTTCAAAAACATCTACATCTTTAACATATTCATGGGATGGTTTTGATGCACTTTCTTGGCAGTTAAAAGATGGAGCAACAATTTTAGCATCAGGAAATGGTTTTGGTCCACAGACAGCGACGAGAACTGGTCTAACTCCAAATACTTCTTATACTTCATATGTTAGAATATGGAGTGGATCTGGACAAACAGGAAATTCTGCAGACTCACCAGGTGTTAGCGCAACAACACATTATAGCATCTGGTCAGGTTGTTATAACGGAGTCACACAAGGTGCAGGATACGGTTCAGGACCTACAGCAGTAGGGTGGAGTATTGTTAACGGAACAACAGAAAGTTCCTCACTTACAGAATCTGAAATCCGTGCATTAATTGGTGGAGGATGCCCAGCAGCACCGTTCTTCCCACCATACTTTGCTCCAGCACCGTTCTTCCCACCATACTTTGCTCCAGCACCAACATATACAATCTGGTCAGGTTGCTACAATGGTGTAACGCAAGGTGCAGGATACGGCTCAGGATCTACAGCAGTAGGGTGGAGTATTGTTAACGGAACAACAGAAAGTTCCTCACTTACAGAATCTGAAATCCGTGCATTAATTGGTGGAGGATGCCCAGCAGCACCGTTCTTCCCACCATACTTTGCACCAGCACCGTTCTTCCCACCATACTTTGCTCCAGCACCGTTCTTCCCACCATACTTTGCACCTTCCGAACCATCAAATCTCTGTACGGGATATGATGTTTTCGGCCAGTCTAGTTCAAGCTGCGTTGTTGTAGGTGAATGTAATCCAACCGCATCAGGTGATCCATGTTGATAGTATATAAAATAAGAAAAGAGGAAATATGATTAATGATTTAGACATTACCTATAGCTCTGAAAGAGATAGGTTGAAAGGTGCTCCATTAACTTTTGTAATTGAGGGGGAATGCCTTTATGACTTTGTAGTTACAGAAGAGGGTGTTGATTTATTTACAAAAAATAAAGGTATGAATGATATTTCTAATAATTATCCAGATTATGATGGCATAACTCTTGAGATTATTAAAGAAAACGATGAAATTGAAATATATCAAACTAATGAGTACTTTGGTTCAATTTTATTAAGCAACCCCACGATAGTAAATGTTATTGATTATCCTTATGGACACTACGTTCTTTCCCCAGAAGCATCTTTTGATGGCGAAAAGTTTATTATTAATAATAGACTACTTTCTGAATTAACTGAGTGGCATATTACTAATCCAAACCATCCCAACAATATAAAATAAAAAACCCCTACTTTTTACAGTAGAGGTTGTTTATTTGGTAAATTTTTTATTCAGGAAACTTTTGCATCCAAGACTTTGTCTTAGGAGTAATTCCCTTCCAGGCAGACCAATTTTTACCACCGTCTGACATATGAAATGCTATTTTTGCATTTACGACGGGATTTAGAAGGTCTGAGTTAGCATCAAGATTAAACTTATCTCGACGATCAGGACCTAATTGCCCAATCATATTAATCTGAAACATACCATAAGAACTGTCTCCAGTCTCAGTGTTTCCATTAAATCTGATTGGTTGACCATTAGACTCTTTTTTGGCTACTGCCCAAGCCTCCTTTAGATCGTTGCCCCTAAAGCCAACGAGATATAAAAGTTCCTTGAGTTCACCATCGGTTAGAGAACCCTTGTTTTCAAACTTTTGTAATTTTTTCTCCTTAGAAACACTTAAAGCCTCTTGCGAGGCTGAATCTGCGGATACTACAATTTCCGTACTTAAGTTATTGCGTTCACTAGCATTAGCAACATTTAAACCTTGTGCTGCCATTACTATAATCGTGAGTATTCCGATGAGTTTTTGTTTATCTTTTGCTATATTCATCTGTTTCCTCCTTAGAAACGAAAAACCCTTTTCAGGGTTGTTACTACCAAGTATAACATAATTTTATCACTATAGTCAAATCCCCAGTTCAGAAGGTGGTATAATAAATATACTATGGCTACTGGAAATACAGATGATGGTTTATTTAATTTACCTTACCCGCTTGCAGAAGATCCTGTAAATGTACACGGAGATATTGAAGCATTAGCTGATAGATTAAAGATTATTTTACCTCCACTTGGATTATCTCAATTTCAAATTCAAGTAAAAAATACTGGGGGATCAACACTTGCAGCAGGAACACCCGTATATGCAACAGGATATACCACAGTTACAACTGTGTCAAAAGCAATCCCAACAACTACATCTCCTATTTTGGGATTATTAAAAACTAGTTTAGCAAACAATGCAGAAGGTATTGCAGTTGTTGCTGGAGTTATGGAAGATATTAATACTTCTGGTTTTTCTAATGGAGATGTTTTATATGTTGCAGAATCAGGCGGATTAACAGCAACACGACCAACATCTGGCTCAGGGGCAGTTGGAATTGTAGCTCATGCAGCCTCATCTGGAATTATTATTGTTGAGGCAAAAGGCAACGGGACATGGGGGGCACTAAAGGCTGGACTAGCCTAATAGTGATATAATAAACAAATGGCAACTACTCGTGGATCAGCAAACTCTTATGACATTGGAAATAAACCTCCAACAGTTCTTTGGACTGTAGTTCGTGGAGATACTTCAGGTTTTAGAGTCTATGCCACAGATGATGCAAAGGTTCCATTAGTAATTGATGATTGGACAATCTCAATGAAAATTAAAAGACCAAACAGCGTTTCTAATCTTGGAATAATTACAGATGATGCTACAACTGTTATGATTTTAACTCCCGCTCCAGATGCAGATGATGGCCTAGGAGAATTTACAGTTTGGCTTGAAGCAGCACAATCTCAAAATCTTCAAACAGGAGACATCTTTGACATTCAATTATCAGACCCTTCACGAGTTTGGACAGTAGCTCAGGGCTCAATGAAGATCCTTGAAGATGTAACAGATTAATGGCCACAGCATTAATACTTGATGAATTAAATAATAAAACAAAAAGTATTTATTCAATAAATTATTCAGTTATAAAAATAGAAGATAAAAATCGTCAAACAGTAGTCAATGATATACTTCCCTTTAGAGTCAAGTTTATTCCTATACAGATAGAATCTTTGTTTGGTAATCCACCAGGAATTGGACTTCAAGTAATTGGCTATAGCAACTATATTCTCTAATTAAATAACTATAAATAGGGGTTATAATTACAGCATGGCTAAAATATCAATTGCAAGCGTAAAGGCCCTGTTTCAAACAGGAGACAGACCTACTCAAGAAAATTATGAAGATTTAATTGATACCTCTTCAGCACAGGCAACAGATCTGGGCACTGCGGGTAATAATGAGAGCACAATCAATGGTATTGAAAATGCTACAACCGTAGATAGCTTTGATGCAACAGCATGGCGTTCAGTTACCTATGCTGTTTCAATTTCAAAAACTTCTGCGGGAGCCAACAAGTTCTACGCAACCAAATTAGATATTCTTGTTGACGGTACCGATGTATCTGTTAACGAGTATGGCACAATCGACAATGATGGGAATATTGGCACCATTAATGTTTCTCGCACTGGAAATACCGTGGCCTTAACAGTCACTCCAGACCCTGCGATAAAGCCAGTCACTGTACGATTTTCTCGTATGGGACTTAAGGCATAACTAAGGAGATATAAAAATGGCAACAGTAAATAAAGATTTTAGAATTAAGCACGGTCTCGTCGTTGAAGGTTCAACTGCAACAGTTAACGGCAAGAATATTATCACAGCAGGCGTCGTTGATGCTAAGGGTGATTTAATTGTAGGTAGTGCAGATGATGCAGTAGCTCGTTTAGGCGTTGGCTCAAATGGTCAAGTCCTTACAGCAGCATCAGGTGCAACATACGGAGTTCAGTGGTCTGATCCAGCAGCCGTTGGCATCTTCCAAACAGAAATTACTTTTGAGGGTTCAACAGCAAATGATTTTGAAACTACTCTTACACTTGTAGATCCAACAGCAGATCGTACAATAACATTTCCAGACGCAACAGGAACTGTAGCACTTACTTCAGATATTACTACAGCGGTAGATGCAATTACAACAACTGTTATTGAAGAAGGAACAAACCTTTACTTCACAGATGAAAGAGCACAAGATGCCATTGGAGACAATGTCGGAACTGGTCTTTCATATAATGATACAACAGGTGCAATATCTGTAACAGCAAATACCTATGATGCATATGGCGCAGCTGCTTCAGCACAAACTGCTGCAGAATCAACTGCTTCAGGATATGTATCAACACACGCCAACCTAACAGAAGCACATGGCGCAAGTGGTGCGGTAGTTGGAACAACTAACACACAAACTCTTACAAACAAAACACTTACTTCACCAAAAATTAATGAAGATGTAGTTCTTACATCTACAGCTACAGAGCTTAACGTTCTTGACGGAATCACAGCCTCTACTGCTGAACTTAACCTTCTTGATGGAGTAACAGCTACAACTGCTGAACTTAACATCCTTGACGGAGTAACTGCTACAGCAGCAGAGATTAACCTTCTTGATGGAGTGACTGCTACTACAACTGAACTTAACTATGTAGACGGAGTAACTTCAGAAATTCAAGGTCAGATTGACCTAAAGGCTCCTCTTGCATCACCAGCACTTACTGGAGTACCTACTGCTCCAACTGCAGTAGCAAGTACTGATACAACTCAGATTGCTACAACAGCATTCGTAAAAGCAGCAGTAGCAGGACTTGTAGATGGTGCACCAGCACTTCTTGACACTCTTAATGAGTTGGCAGCAGCAATTAACGATGATGCTTCATTTGCTACAACACTTACTACATCAGTAGGAACAAAGGTTTCAAAGGCTGGCGATACAATGACTGGACTTCTTGTCCTTTCAGCAGATCCATCAGAAAACCTTGGTGCAGCAACAAAGCAGTACGTTGATACAGCAGAATCAGATGCAAACACTACAGCATCAGGATATGTTTCAACACACTCAGGCCTTACAACTGGTGTTCACGGTGTAGCTGGTAATGTTGTTGGTACAACTGATACACAAACATTAACAAACAAGACAATTGATGGCGCAAGCAATACTCTTACAGTACGAATTGCAAATGATGTTTCTGGTCTTGGAACTGGCGTAGCCACATTCCTTGCCACACCATCTTCTTCAAACCTTGCAGCAGCATTAACTGATGAAGCAGGGTCTGGAACAGTAGCATTTACTACTAGCCCAACTTTTGTTACACCAACTCTTGGTGCAGCATCTGGTACAAGCCTTGCTCTACCAGATTCTCTTGTTGGATCTTCAACAGGAACTGCTGGAACTTCAGCAACTACAGTTGACACATGGTCAGCAACAACTTATTCAAGCGCTAAATACTTAGTTCAGATGAAAAAATCTGGGGATATTGAAACAAGCGAAATTCTTGTAACAGTAGACGGAGCAAACAATGTATATATTACAGAGTATGCCAATGTAATTAGTAATGCTGCCCTTGGAACAATTACTGCAGCCTATAGCGCTGGAAATGTTGTTCTTACAGTTGCTGCAACAGCAGCAGATACTTCAGTTAAGTTACACAAGACTTACGTTGAAGCATAATTTAAAAATACAGTAAAAAGAAAAGAGGACGGGAATGGCAACTACTACTAAAGACTTTAAAGTTAAACACGGTTTATCCGTAGTCAATGGAGGTTCCTTTGGTGGAACGGTAGTAGTTGCTACCCCAACCGAAAATACACATGCAACAACAAAAGCATATGTTGATGGTCTTGCTGGGATAACAATAGCAACAACAGCACCAGCAATAACAAGAAATGGACAGTTCTACTTTAATCCAGATACCTACCACTTATCAGTCTCTTATGACAGTGAGTGGTTAGTTTTGGCAAATTATATGGACACTGTAAATCTTCCACAGCACATCCACGACACCTCTATTGGTGGAAATGGCTTACTAACTACAATTTTCCAGGATGCAGGATTCTATTATGAAGTCCCACTATCATTTAATGATGCTAGTTTTTATAATAATGCTATCTGGGAAATTCTTTTTGACGGCGGTATGGCAGTAGATAACTTCAACTAAATTGATGTTATAATAATATAAGTAATGGGTAGCACCCAAAAGGAGAACTAAATATGGCAACTAGAATGCAACAGCGCAGAGGAACTGCAGCTCAGTGGATATCTTTAAATGATGGAGATGGCCCAATTCTTGCTGCTGGCGAAATTGGTTTTGAGAGCGATACTGGTCAGTTTAAGATCGGTAATGGAGTCAGCCATTGGACAGATCTTTCATATTTTAAAGACTTTGGCGATCTAGGCGGATCATTAGACGACTATATTGAACTTACAGCTAAAGGAGCAGCATCTGGAGTTGCAGAACTCGATGCTACATTTAATGTTTTAACAAAGACTGGCGTTGTTTTTGAAGGCGCTACAGCAAATGATTTTGAGACAACTTTACAGGTAACAGAGCCAACAGCTGATCGGGCTATCACACTTCCAAATGCTACAGGAACAGTTGTTCTTGCAGATGGCAGCGGTAACGTAACAGTATCAGGAGACTTAACAGTATCAGGTACAACTACTATCATTGACAGCACAACAATTAATGTTCAAAATAACATTAGATTTGAAGGAACAACACCAAATGATTTTGAGACAAGCTTAACAGCAGCAGATCCAACTGCAGACAGAACTATCACACTTCCAGATGCCACAGGAACAGTTGTTCTTGAAGATGGAACTCAAACACTATCTAATAAGACAATTAATTTAAATGCAAACACTTTAAACACTACTCTTGCTCAATTAAATACAGCAGTATCTGATGCCGATGTTGCTTCACTTGCTGGATCAGAAACATTAACTAATAAAACTTTAACATCTCCAAATGTTAATGAAGCAGTTGCTCTTACAGCAACATCTACAGAGTTAAATATTCTTGACGGAGCAACCGTAAGTGCTGCAGAACTAAATATTCTTGATGGCGTAACATCTTCAACCGCAGAACTAAATATTCTTGACGGTGTTACATCAACAGCTGCAGAATTAAACGTACTTGATGGAATTACTTCATCTACTGCAGAACTAAATATCCTTGACGGAGTAACAGCAACCGCAGCACAAATAAATGTTCTTGGAAGCCTAACTGCTACTGCAGCAGAATTAAACATTCTTGACGGTGTTACATCTACTACAGCAGAGATAAACAAACTTTCTGGAGTAACCGCTACATCGGCTGAAATTAATACTTTGTCTGGAATTACTTCCACTGTTGCAGAATTAAATATTCTAGATGGTGCACTTTTATCTGTAACAGAATTAAACTATCTAGATGGTGTTACTTCTGCAATTCAAACACAGATTGATGCTAAAGCAGATACTGCTGCCCCTACATTTACAGGAACAGTTGTTCTTCCATCTACAACATCAATTGGAACAGTAACCTCAACAGAATTAGGATATATTAGTGGAGTAACCTCAGCAATTCAAACTCAGATATCTGGAAAGCAATCAGTTGTTGCTAATGTTTCAGATGTTGAGATTGGATATTTAGATGGCGTTACTTCTCCAATTCAAACTCAATTAGGAAATAAGCAAGCAGTTGTTGCCAATGTTTCAGATACTGAAATAGGATACCTTGATGGAGTTACATCCGCAATTCAGACCCAACTTGACGCTAAACTAGCATCTGCAACAGCAGCATCAACTTATGCCCCTCTAGTATCTCCAGCACTTACTGGAACACCTACAGCACCATTGGCAGTAACTGGAACTAATACAACGCAGGTTGCTACAACAAGTTTTGTACAGCAAGAACTTGCCGTATTAACAACTGGCGCACCAGCAGCACTAAATACGCTTGATGAACTGGCAGCAGCCCTAGGTGATGATGCTAACTATGCAGCTACAATTACAACAGCACTTGGAAATAAGGCTCCACTTGCCTCTCCTACATTTACAGGAACAGTTACTCTTCCTGCAGCAGGAATTGTATTTACAGATGGCACACAAGCAAAAGAAGGTGTTCCTTCTCGTACACCAATTATTGCAAAGACAGATTCTTACACACTGTCAGCATTAACTGAAAGAGATTCATTGATTGAAGTTGCAAAAGCAACAGCAACAACAGTTACAATCCCAACAGATGCAACTCTAAACTTCCCAATTGGAACATCTATTGATATTCTTCAAACTGGAGCGGGACAAGTAACGATTGCCCCAGTATCAGGAACAGTTACAGTCAATGCTACACCTGGATTAAAGCTTCGTACAACTTGGTCATCTGCAACTCTTCTTAAAAGAGCAGCAAATACTTGGGTTGTATTTGGCGATCTAACAGCGTAATAAAAATTCAATAAAAAATAGGAGATATAAATGGCATCAGGTAAAAAAATAGGCAAGAAGTCTCAAGCGTCAAATGACTTCTTAGAGCCAATGGCTCCTACTGGTGTAACAGCAACAAATGTTGGAACTGGAAGAGCCTTTAATAATGGAGCAGCTACAGTTACATTTTCTTTGCCTGCACTATCTCCTGCTGCTTCATCATTTACTGTAACCTCATCACCTGGCGGATATACTGGCACTGGAGCATCTTCTCCAATTACAGTAGCTGGACTTCAATCTGCCACAGCCTATACATTTACCGCAACAGCTACTAATGCTGCAGGAACATCTGTAGCCTCTTCTGCTTCAGCTTCTATTACCGCAACAACAGTTCCAGCAACTATGTCTGCTCCAACCCCAACTGCTGGAGTTAATCAAAACTCAATTGCTTTTTCAGCACCAGCAACTGGTGGATCTACAATTACAGGATTTACCGTAACAGGCTCTGATGGTACATCTGGAACTGGAGCATCTTCTCCAATTGTTATTGCAGACACTGGTGGAACTTCTCAGACATATACAGTTAGGGCAACTAATGCTAACGGTACTGGTTCAGCTTCATCTGCATCTGGATCTATTACCACTACCCCGCCATTTTTCCCACCATTCTTCCCACCTTTCTTCCCGTTCTTCCCACCATTCTTCCCTCCGTTCTTCCCTCCGTTCTTCCCACCATTCTTCCCATTCTTCCCGTTCTTCCCACCATTCTTCCCTCCGTTCTTCCCACCTTTCTTCCCACCATTCTTCCCATTCTTCCCACCATTCTTCCCACCTTTCTTCCCTCCATTCTTCCCACCGTTCTTCCCATTCTTCCCATTCTTCCCATTCTTCCCACCATTCTTCCCACCTTTCTTCCCACCTTCATTCCCATTCTTCCCTCCATTCTTCACAGCACCTTCTTGCCACACTTGCAATGGCTCTGATGCCTACTGGGGCTACTATGGCTGTGGTTACCCAGGAGAAGTTGTTTGCAACTAAGCAGATATCAATGATTATGATATACTTGTATAAAGAAAAGGAGAACTAATGATTAAAGATATTGATATTCAACATAGTTTTAGTAGAGATAAGTTAGCAGGAGCACCATTAGTATTTGTTATTGATGGGGAGTGTCTTTATAATTTTAATGCAACACTTCCTGGCATTGACCTATTTACAAAAAATAAAGGCATTACAGATATATCTGCTGACTACCCAGAGCACGATGGGGCTACACTTCAAATTGTTAAAGAAAATGATGAAATTGAAGTCTATCAAACTAACGAATACTTTGGTTCAGTTTTACTAAGCAATCCAACAGTTCTTGATTTAAATGATTATCCTTATGGACATCATGTTATGTCTCCAGATGCCTCATTTGATGGAGAAAAGTTTATTATTAAAAATAAAACGGTTGCTGAACATGTACGATTAACGGAATGGCATATTCACAATCCTAAAAATCCAAATTATGTACCCCATCCAAACGTTTAATTTTTTTATTATATAATTACAACAAAGGAGTTTGTTTTGTCAGAAAAAAGCGCATGGGAAAAATATAAAGAAAAAAATGGGGTAACTCCACTAGATATGCTTAATCCACATACAAAGCGTATACCACATGAATCTGCTCAAAAAAGATTTGATATTTGTAAGGAGTGTCCAGAATTAATAAAACTTACTTCTCAGTGTAAAAAATGTGGTTGTTTCATGAAAGTTAAGACTACTCTTGAGATTGCTAAATGCCCACTAAATAAGTGGTAACACTCGCTATATATTGCTTTAAATAGCACTTTTATGCTATAATAAAACTATACCATTAAAAGATAGGAATCACATGCAAGCATATGATGAAAACGATAATCACTGGTTTACTAAAGATAGATCAGAAACAGCCTCAACAAGAATTTCCCGATTGATGCCTCAAAGTAATATCCCGATTAGCAATCCAGGATTAGGTTTAAATATTTATCATAATGTTTTTTCAAAAGATGATTCAGATAGATATATCAATACTCTTGAGCACAATCTTTCAGGGGATAATAAGTATAAGTGGTCTGAAGCACAGGTAACAAACTCTACTGTTCCAATCAAAAAAGCAAGAGATGCTGTAGACTTTAAATATAAGCAAGAAAATCTTGGTCCAAGAGATGAACATAATGCTGATCTGATTGATTTGCATGAAGAGATATATCAAAAACTAAAATTGTGCATAGATGATTATGCACACTACTGGGGAATAAATGTTACATATTATGAAGCATTTAACTTTGTAAAGTATGAAGGTGAAGGAACTCACTTTAATATACATGCTGATCATGGTCCAGCTTATAATTGTACTGTTTCTGCAGTAATTTATATTAATGATGATTACGAAGGTGGAGAAATTAAGTTTCCAAGATTAGATAATTTTGTTCATACCCCAAAGGTTGGAGATATAGCAATCTTTCCTTCAAACTATATATATGAGCATGCTTCTTTGCCAATGAAAACAGGAACAAAATATTGTGTTGTCATTATGACAGACATTAATCTTTTAGGTCACACAGGAAATTAACATAGGAGAAAATATGAATACAGAAAATACAACATCAGCACCTTGGAGCAGCTATGAAGAGATTGCTCCAGGAATTTTTGTTTACCACGACGTTCTGCCAACAGAATTAAACATTATTGATAGGCTGGAAGAGGTTTTGAATAATGACAGACCAAACTATAATTGGCAACCAGCCTATGTTGGTTATCAACAAAGAATGCCAGAGTATAGAGATTGCGTTGATTTTAAATTTAAGAAAACAGACATTGAAAGAGATGTATCTCCAGACTCCTTAAAACTTCAGGGCATTTGGCAAGACTGTTATGATAGACAAAAGTTAGCAGTAGAAGATTACTGCAGACGCTTTAATATTAATAACCTAAGATACTGGGAAGCTTTTAATTACATTAAGTATGAGCCTGGTCAACACTTTATGGAACATCATGATCATGGATTTTCATATAACTGTACATTGTCTCTAGTTGCTTATATTAATGATAATTTTGAAGGCGGAGAATTATTCTTTAGACTTCAAGGAATTACGTATATTCCAAAAGCTGGGGATGTTGTATTGTTCCCATCTAACTTTATGTATCCACATCAAGCTAAGGTTGTTCATTCTGGGACAAAGTATTCTTTAGTAACAATGCTTGACTATAGCGATAAGTATCACACTCCAGAGATGTATCAAGAGACTGGATCATAATGTCAATTATCACTGCTTATAGAAAAACACCAATGGCATTGAATATAGAGCCAATGTCTATAAAAAGAGATTGGATGGATGAAACTCCACAGGGTCATGCCTATAGATGTCATCCAGTCACATCTGCCAATGTTATTGGCTGGAGTATATCTTCACCAGTAGACATAAAGTTCATCTGGAATGGTGTTAATGATACAAGCGGAGATAATGTTACTATACTTGAAGGAAAAGAGTATGTTTATACTGGAAGAGGACAGTCAACAGTTAGTTTTAATACTGGATTTATTTTAAGAACAGATGAAAAAACTAGCGTATTGACAATAACTCCACAAAACTATTTTAATGAAGATGTTGAGGTTATGTCCTCTCTCATATCTACTTCTTTTTTAAATACAGATTTTCCCTTAGCAATTAAATGCAAGGTAGCAAATAAAGAAATTACTATTAAGGCAGGTTCACCCATAGCAACCATAATTCCTATCTCTTTAACTTCTTTAAAAGATGAGTCTGTAGAGATAGTCAACTTTGTACACACACAAGAATATTCTGATGCTTTAAACTCATATGGTAAAGCAGCTCAAGAAGTAAACCAGAGTGGAGAGTGGACTGACTGGTATAGAAATGCTGTAAATGAAAAAGGCGAGTCTATTGGATCACACGAAGTTAAAAATTTAAAATTAAACGTTATTGATAATACAGGAGGCAAACAGTGAAGATCATTGAGTTTATAACTAATAGGCCTTGGCTAAATAAAGATAGTAAATCAAAGCCAATACCAATTTCAAGATCAATGCCACAGTGGTATAAAGAAGCTGATAGGTTTGCTAAAAAACCAGATGGAGAATATTGGATAGGACCAGACAAAGGAAAGATCCCTACATGGAAAGCCTGTCCTGCAATTCTTGATATTTTAACAACTGGGTATAGCCTTGTAACCCCCTGTGATATAGAATTTTTCCTTGATGGCGCAGGGCAAATTGATGTTAAAACTGAAGATCCAATGTATAAAGATTTTGCTACAAGAAGAACTCCCATGCCACAATTTCGTCATCCAGAAGGATATTATAATTATCACTTTGCATGGATGCCAGATTGGGCAGTAAAGGTTCCAGATGGCTATAGCGTTTTATATGTTGCTCCATTTAATAGATACGATCTTCCAATTATGACAGTTTCTGGAATTATTGATAATGACAAAGTTAACTTGCCTGGATCTTTTCCATTTTTTGTACAAAAAGGTTGGACTGGAGTTCTTCCAGCAGGAACTCCTTATGCTCAGTTGCTTCCATTTTTGAGGGAAGATTGGAAATCCGAAATAACTGTTCCAACTGCTTCTGAAATGATGAATCATAATATAGAAAATAGTAAAAAATATCGTGTCCCAGATGGCGGAGTTTATCAAAAAGAAGTCTGGACTAAGAGATTCTACGAATAGGAAATGGTATAATAAAACATGAAACAAAATAACGAGTCGTACACAGTAGTTAAAAGAACACCATCTATAACTCCATCTGGTTGGTTTGGAGATAGCAAAGACATGATTGTCGAGCTAGAAAATTTTATGACCCCAGAAGAGATTGAGTTTTTAGAAAAAGCTGCTAAGTCTTTGACAATTTGGGATGTAACTGAAAGCCATATGAATGAAAATGGGACTGTTACATATGACTCAAACTATTGGAAAGACAGAGTTGCTACTAGCCCAACATTAAATAAAAATGATCCAACCATCGCACCAGTAATTGCTGGATTATTTCAAAGATTAAAACCAATTGTTGAAGAATTTTATAAGGTAGAAGTCGTTCCAACTGGAACAACTATTGTTAAATGGCTTCCTGGACAATTTCAAAAACCTCATGCGGATAAAGAGTTACATGAAGGTCCTGATGCTGGAACTCCTAATGACTTTCCAAATTATGACCTATCTAGTCTATTTTATTTAAATGATGACTATGAGGGTGGAGAATTATACTTTCCTATACAAGGTGTACAGTTTAAGCCTAAAAAAGGAGCTGCATACTTCTTCCCAGGAGATAAAAACTATATTCATGGAGTTACTGAAATCAAAAGTGGCCTAAGATTTACATGTCCATTTTTTTGGGAAATTACTAAGCATACAGGAGATAGGCAACCATAATGACATATCCTTGGCCAAACAATAATAAACTTGAGTCAATAGAAATATATCCAAATATTGTTGTGTACAAAAATCTTTTTAAAGATATTGAAAAATCTTATAAAATTTTAACAGATTCTTTATCAGAAACAGAAGATGGTTTGTTTAATCCTTGGACCACTTGGTCTGTTTTTGGGGAATACTTAAATCCAATAACTCCTCAATTTTCAATGAATGATAGATATGGAAATATGAAAGATGTAGAAACATCAACAGAAACGCAAGAAAATCATAAAAACTTTGTAATTGAAATGATGGACAATTTTTATTTAGCTACAGAAGACTATATCAAGAGCCATAATTTAGACGTAGATTTAGATGCAATGTCTATAAATGATGATGGGAATCCTATTCCAACATGGAGATGGGCTGGTGGAACTATAGGTAAATATCATGTAAGTAATGAAGACAGTAGAGTTGGAATGAACTATCATTCAGACTATATAAGAGAGCAAGGTCATACCCCAGGTTATAAGTTTGTAATAACATCTACAATATATTTTAATGATAACTATGAGGGTGGAGAAATTGATTTTGCAATGGGAGACAAGCTTGTAAAGTATAAACCAGAAGCAGGAGATGTTTTAGTTTTTCCATCAGGGCACCCAGACTATCTGACAGAAGAAGGAAAACCATATTTACATGGAGTTATGCCATCATATAAAAATAATAAGTTTTTGTCAAGAATGTATTGGCAAAAATATCAAAAAGGAACTGATGATTGGTATGAAAAAGAAAAAGAGTTTGGAAAAGATGTTTGGGCGGAAATGCAAAAAGATTTAGACGAACAGTTTAGACTAAAGCACCCGCAAAGAGCTGTAATAGAAAATGGAGTAAGAATACAATGAACCTAGAGAATAAAGTTAGGCTAACAAAAGACATAGTTGTTTATAAAAATTTTATAAGCAAAGAGGATTGTCAAAAGATGATTCAAGCATTAGATGCTCAGGCAGATAATGGTGCACTCTCTTGGATGCCTATTTCATTTTATGAATCATACTCTTCTGTCCTTCCACAAGACAATGATCAAGAGTTGCTTGATGCTGAACTATCTCCAACTATTTTTTCAGACATTGAAAAAACAATGCCAGAGGCAATTGCTTCAGTTCATGACTTAGATCCAAAGACAATTTCTAAGATTGGATACCATACACAAAAGTGGGAGCCAGGAGCATACGCAAGAATTCACTCTGATAATACAGATGCTCAAGGAAATTCAGGAGCATTTACAAGAAGTCGTTATGCAGGGTTCCTATATCTAAACGATGACTTTGAAGGGGGACTGCTTAAGTTTCCAAGTCATAACATAGAGATTAAACCAGAAGTTGGAATGCTTGCTGTTTTTGACGGGGGATTTAGCAACATGCACGAAGTCTCCCTAATAGAAAGTGGAGTAAGATATACCATTGGATCTTTTTGGGATGACAGAGAAGAAGATGCTTACCCACAAGAATTAAGAGATGCCTGGGCTGCAGAAATGAAAGAGACTAGAGCAAAACAAGAAATTGAAAGAGCCGAATGGCAAGATCTTTTAAAAGAAGGATGGAAGTTGGATGCTGCTGGAAATAAATATAAGGTAGAAGATTTAGGGAATAATGTCTAATTTTCTAACAAGCATACTAAAAGAAAATAATTTTCAGGTTGAAGAAGTTACTGATGATATTGTTTTAGTTAAAGATTTTTTTTCTAAAGATGATCTAGATCAAGTTTTTAATATTATAGACTCAACTCCAAATGAAGAGTGGTTTATAGAATATCATGCTAACTTAAAAAACTTTTGTATGCAAAAATTTGGCAGAGATGATGTTGATAATTTAGTTGCAGAAGGTAAATTTGAAATAACTCAAAACTGGCAAGATAAAAATTTAAATATAGGACAACACCCATTTCAAAAAACCTTGTTCGATAGACTAAATAATTTAGTTCAAAATGTTGACAACACAATAGAGTTAAGTGGTTTTGCAACTATTCAAAGGATGCAAGAGGGTGTCGAGTTAAAAGCTCACACAGATCAAGATACAGATCCATCGATTAGGTACGCTGCCATTCTGTATTTAAATAATGATTATGTTGACGGAGAGTTGTTTTTTCCAAACAATGGCTTAGAGTTTAAGCCTGATCCTGGGTCAATGCTTATTTTTCCAGGCACAGCAGAATATAATCATGGAGTAAAGCATGTAGGTCCAGGACCAATTAGATATGTTTTGGTTGGATTTATTAAGGTTAAAAATTTTTATGATAACAATAAATACTAAAGGAGAAATAAATGAATAAAGAACTACTAGACCCAAAGGTATACTATTATACTGACGCAATTGAAAATTTTGACAAATTTAAACAAGTTTGGAAAGAGTTAGACACTCTTGAGCAATATGATGAGTTAGGGGTAAATGTTTGGAACCCTTGGACATCTTCTAACGATAAAACTTTTATCTACGGAGAAACAAAAACTTTTGATGCTAATGCAATAAGCAATCTTAGTGGAGATGTAGCAGAAAAAAGTAAATATATTTATGATGCCGTTATGACTACAATGTATAATGTTTGTAAAGACTATGCATCCTCTATGGGAGACTTTGATGAGCCAAGACTTTTTCCAACATTTAACATAAAAAAGTACAATACTGGAATGGCTATGGGGGCGCACTTTGATCAACTCGATGGCGATAAGACATTGAGATATTCTTTGGTAATGTATTTAAACGATGACTGTGAAGGCGGAGAAATTTCTTTTCAGTTAAAGGACTATGATGGTGGATGGACTAGCTCAGAAGGTTGGGTAAGTGGCGCACCAGCAGTAGAGTTAGACTATGATCTTGCAGTTGCAAACAAAGCTATTAGTTTTGGTGTAAAACCTAAAGAAAATAGCGTTGTAATATTTCCAGCATATGCTCCATATTTTCACACGGCACACACAGTTAAGTCTGGCGTAAAGTATATGATTCCTGGACATTGGATCCATAACAATATGGAGCTTAATCAAAGCCAGAGCATGTAATTGAAAACAGCAATTGTAACTGGAGCAAGTAAGGGTGTTGGATTAGCAACAGTTAAGCGCTTGTCTGAAAATGGGTATAAAGTAATTGCTGTTTCAAGAAACCTTTCAAAAGTCTCTGAACTAATATCTGATAATGTTGAGGTATATAATCTAGACATTACAGACTCTAAAGCAATAGAAGTGTTCTTTGAAAAATACAAAGACATTACTTTAGACCTTTTAGTTAATAATGCTGGAGGAGGGTCAGGCCCAACTCATATTATTAATGAGACTCCAGAAAACTTTAGAAAAGCTTATGATATAAATGTAACTGGCCCTATGTACCTATCTCAACTATTTGCTCCATGTATGGAAAAGTCAGAGTCTCCAACAATTATCTTTATTACTTCTTTTGGAGGAAAGGTACCATATCGTGGTGGAGGAAACTATACAAATGCGAAGAGAGGTGAACGTGGTCTTATTGATACAATGAGACTTGAGTTTCCTCAATTTGGGATTAAGATTACAGAAATCTGTCCAGCAACTATTGATACCCAAGAACAAAAACGGGATCAAGCATTAACCGCAGAAGATTTAGCAGAAGCAATTTACTGGGTAGGATCATTACCAAGTCATGTTAATATAAATGAAATTGAAATCTGTCATATTCACAGCAGCAAGTATGGTTAACTATTTCTTTATAACACTTTTGTTATATAAAAGTGCTAACCATAAACAATAACTTTATAGATTGAAATCAAGCGTAGAATTGTTTTAAATTACCTGCTATACTTAGGAGTACTTTCAATTCTACAAAGTACTAATACAATAATAGAAAGGTGGCATACTTAAATGTCAGATGTTTTTTCATTTCGTTTATCAGAGGATTTTGTAACAAAATATAGTAATACTCCAGCACCGTTTGGATTTGCAGATGCGGGGGAAAACTCTTTAGGAGAAATTACTTTTATTCGTACCTATTCTCGTGTAAAAGAAGACGGAACAAAAGAACGTTGGCACGAAGTTTGTCGTCGTGTTATTGAAGGCATGTATTCAGTTCAAAAAAATCATGCTAAAGATAATCGTCTAGGCTGGAATGACAATAAAGCTCAGAAGTCTGCACAAGAAGCATTCCAAAGAATGTTTGAATTAAAGTGGACCCCTCCAGGTCGTGGTATGTGGACATTTGGAACAGCCATGACTATGGAAAAGAAAAACTCAGCAGCGCTACAAAACTGTGCAATGGTTTCTACAAAAGACCTTGACAAGAATGATCCAGGGGCTTTGTTTGCTTGGGTTATGGATGCCTTAATGCTTGGTATTGGTGTAGGGTTTGACACAATAGGACAAGAGAAGAATTTTTCTATTTATGCTCCAACAGAACCAGCAGTTATCTTTGAAATTCCAGATACTCGTGAGGGCTGGGTAGAATCAGTACGTATACTATTAAACTCTTACCTAAGATCAAATCAACCTATCCAAAAGTTTAATTATGACCTTATCAGACCTCTAGGAGCACCAATTAAGGGCTTTGGAGGGGTCGCTAGCGGTCCAGCACCACTCATTGCATTACACGATAAGATCAATCATGTCATAGGCTCTAGAGCAGGGGAAATCCTAGATTCTCGTGCTATTACAGACATCGTCAACCTTATTGGAACATGTGTTGTTTCAGGAAATGTCCGTCGTTCTGCAACCTTAGCTTTAGGTGCTCCAGGAGATGAAGATTTTATTAATTTAAAAAACCCAGAAGTATTCCCAGAACGTAACTCCTATGATTCAGATAATCCAGGATGGGCATGGATGTCTAATAATTCTATTGCAGCAACAGTTGGAATGGATTATGAAAAATATACAGATTTAATTGTAAACAATGGAGAGCCAGGTTTTATTTGGCTTGATGTTGCTCGTAACTATGGTCGTCTTGCAGATCCAGCGGATGGAAAAGACTATCGTGTTATGGGCTTTAATCCTTGTGCGGAGCAGCCATTAGAATCATACGAACTTTGTACACTTGTAGAAGTGCACTTAAACCGTCATGATTCCAAGACTGTAACTCTTCTTCCAACACATTGGCAGCAAACAAACGGTATTATGCAACGCAACCGTCGTATTGGTACATCTCTTACTGGTATTGCATCATTTGCAGATCAAAATGGATTACCAATTGTTCGTGAATGGATGGACGAAGGTTATAACAAGATACGTTATTATGATAAAAAATATTCAGAGTGGTTGTGTGTTCGTGAATCAATTCGTGTAACAACTGTTAAGCCATCTGGATCAGTTTCAATTCTTTCTGGTGCAACCCCTGGGGTTCACTGGGGACCTGGAGGAAACTTCTTCCTTCGTGCTATTCGTTTTGGAAACACAGATCCAATGCTTCATTTGTTTAAAGCAGCAGGGTATAAAATTGAAGACGATCTAGTATCAGCAAACACATCAGTAGTTTATTTCCCAGTTAAATCAGGTCATCCAAGATCTGAAAAGGATGTAACCCTGTTTGAAAAGATAAACCTTGCTGCAACAGCTCAAAAGTATTGGTCTGACAATGGAGTATCTGTAACTCTATCCTTTGATAAGGAGACAGAGTCAAAGCATGTTCCAACAGTTTTGCATATGTACGAGGGACAACTAAAGGCAGTATCATTCCTTCCAATGGGAAATCATACTTATCCACAACAGCCATATACTCAGATCACAGAAGAAGAATATGATTACTATGTTGGTCGTATCGGTCATATTGATTTCTCTGCTATTTATGACGGGGTAGATAATCTTGAGGCACTTGGCGAAAGCTATTGCACTACAGACTACTGTGAGATTAAAATTAAATAGGTCTTCTGTGGTAAAATAGGTTAGGAGAACTATGACTAACCCATCTAACTTATATGCTGAAAAGATTTTTGCGGAACATCCATTGGCTTTGTGGGCACTGGATGATAAGGTTGACTATATATCTTTAATCACTGAGTCTCAAAGAAATCTATCAAACTGGACAATAACTAATGGGTCTTCAGAGTCATTCACCTTTGATTATCCAGTGTTTGATCAGCCCTTTCCAGAAAGTTATATTGGTTTATTTTCTGCCGATGTACCCTCTAACCCTATAGAGCAAATAGTTGCAATAAGCGATGACATCTTAAACTTTAACGACTTCAGCTCTGAACTGTCAACATTTTCTGTAGGAGCTTGCTTATATTCTTTAAGTCCATATATTAATAGCGTTGAAATTGGATATGAGTATTACGATACAACAACCTCTTCTACTGTACAACACTTAAAAAGTTTTGACATATCGTTAACAGATCAGTGGTTTTTTATTTCTGAAACCTTTGGTATTCTTCCAGAAAGCGCAACAGTTAGAATTGTTGTTAAAATAAACTATTTGTCTGGATCGTTATCTGCAGAAGACTACTTGTTTTTAATTAATGGAATTTCTTTGGGTCAATGGAGTGAAGAGTTTCAGTCGTATTCTTTAGGAATCAACCCTCAAACCTTGCCTGCTGGAATTTTTTCATCTACAACAAAAGGAATTAAAGCATATTCTTATGGATTAGAAGAAGAGTTTGGATACTACTTAACTGAGAATGAAACACTTTTATCTAAAAATTCAGGACTGCCAATTGTTTATGGATCTTCTAATGTTACGGCCTTATCGCCAAGTTCTAATGGTATGCCATCTTTAATAATTCCAGGCAAAGGCTTTTTAAATAAAATTGGTCAATACAAAGACTATACTTTTGAGATGTGGTTAAAAGTAGCCGTAGACTCTACAGAACCTAAAAAAATATTTGGAAATCTTAGGGGAGACAACGGTCTATGGGTTGATGGTTCTTTCCTTATCCTTAAAATAGGATCAAGTCTTGGGTCTTATTTTGTTGGCGAGTGGGACAGGCCCATGCTAATCCACATAACTGTTTCAGAGAATAACTCTTCTTTATTGGTTAATGGAGAAGAAGTAATCTCTCTAACTTATCTAAGCACAGATCTAGAATTTCCAGAAATTTATTCCGACACCCTAAGTAATGACTGGCTTGGCTTTTGGTCTTATGACGACGTCTATCCTTTTCAAATTGATTGTGTTGCAATTTATCCTTACAGAGTTTCTTCTATTGTTGCAACAAGAAGGTTTGTATATGGACAAGGAGTTGAGTTTCCAGAAGGGATAAATCAGTCTTATAGCGGAACGTCTGTTTTTATTGACTATCCTTTTGCAGACTATACAAACAACTACTCTTATCCTAATATGGCTAGTTGGAATCAAGGATCTGTTGATAACCTTACAACTAATAATGGAATTTTATCAACCCCAGAATACTTCCTGCCAGACATTGTTGTAAGTAATAAGACTGATCAAGATTTTTATTCAGATAATGCGTCTAGTCAAAATGAATCTGACCTATTCTTTTCTTTATATCCTGGAGGTCTAGATTCTTGGGACTACTCAGAAGGATATCTTTTATTTAATAATTTAAGTTTTTTACAAGAAGAAATTAAATGTTTCTATGGAATATTTAAATCTAAGTCTCCAGCAATTAATGAAATTCTTATTTACATTGACTCAGCAGACTCAAATGACTATTTTGAAATTTCTTTAAATGGCAGTGTAATTTCTTATAAGTTGAATTATAATGGAATCTTAGAAACAGTATATCAATCGTATGGATATTCAACGGGAGAAACATTTGTTTCTGGAATTCATATAGACTCCTTTGTAAGTCATTTTGGTGGAAACGTAGCCTCATTTTTTGGTAATCGTGGGAGTTTAAGACCTTATGTCGGTGGCAAAAAAGAACTAGAGAATACTTTTAAAGGAAATATCTATAATGTAGGATTCTCTAATAATAAAAACTATCAGCAAATTAAAGATTTTTTTAACGACATTGGCGTTCCAGTAAACTATGAGAATGTTTTTAATTTATACGGTAGCCTTGTAGACTATGATGCTGGAGAAACTTACTTTGGCAATCAGGCGTCTTATTGGCAGTTTTTATTAAACGGAGGGACTCCTTCAGGGTTTTCAACTTATATGCTTATTAACCATACAGCAAGCTACACCCTGTCTCCAGTATTATACTTTGGCGAATATAGTTTAGATATTGATATTAATGGTTCCTGGAAAGACTATCTTCCACTTTCTTATTTTGCTCAATACGTAAAGAATGCAAAAGACGATTTTTATTACGATTTAGATTTTTTGCAATTTAATATTAACTACCCAGAACCTTCAAAGTTTGTTGAAGATCAATCTTCTGGCACTTGGACATATCAAGAACTTAAAGAGCAATACGCAATTCCTGTACAAAGAACATATGAGTCACTAGATAATCAACTTTATACAGGGTACAACGATTATTCAGATTTGCAAAACAAGTCAATAAAAAACTATAAGTATGACACCTCTACATCAATGGTAAAGACCCATATATCATTTGAGTACTTATCTTCTGGAGCCAATGCAATAGATGAATTTTTTACCTATGCTGAGCTAGCTCCTAAAGAAGGAGTTATTGAACCAGGGACCAATTGGATAAACACAAAGTATGAAGTAGTTAATAATACAATCTTGTATCCTCCAAAAACTTCAGACATTTTAGATATTGCTGTAGTAACGCATGTTGACTTTACTGTTAAATCCTCTTTAAAGAAAAGGGTTAATATTAAAAGTTTACAACTTTGCTCTCAAGCCTTTAATGATGTTTCTCCAAATCCTATTGGTACAAGATTTGGAACTTCTATTTATCCATACAAAAAGACAGGGATTTACTATGACTATAAAAGTCCAAACCCTTTTACCATATACAAAGGAAGCTCTCCATATTTATACACAACAAGGCATAGCGGTATAGAGTTAAAAGGAACTTATGACCCAATAGTTAATCGTGGAGTATCAATTCCAATAAATCAAAACGCAGTAAGCTCGTTTAAGGTTATTGCAATTCAGGCAGCAATTAGATATACTCAAGACTTTTTCCCTTTTGCAGCAACAGAAATATTTGAGATTGAGTCACGGGATAAGGTAATTAAAATTTATATGGTCGCCAATGATCCACAGGGTAGAAGAGCAAAACTCTATGCTGTTGATTCCTACAGTGGACAGATTTCAAATGATATTGGATTTTACTGGAATGGTAAGGTTGTTAAAGAGCCTATAATTACCACCAAGGATTGGGGCTTCTTAGGTCTTTCATTTATTAATGCTCTTAATTTTTCAAATATTGTGGGATCAATTAAAATAACTGGACCAATTTTAACTAATACTATTTCTTATTATCAATCAACAAATTTACAAGAAAAGCAAAAGGTAGTAAATAGGCCATGGTTTAAAGTCAAGACAGATATATCTACTGAGCTTGACTGGAATTACTGGGATTCACCAAGCGTAACTTGGAATAATGTTTTGATTCTTGCCTCTAGCAGTTATTATGGGGTAGATCCATCAATTATTTATAAGATTTACACAGGAACCAACAAGATCATTGTGGGAGACGGTCCAGATAAGATTTTAAAGTTTGGGTCTTACCAATATCTATTCTATCAAGATGTTTTATGGACAAGCAACACAGAGAATGCTATCTAATATGGTATACTTATGGTTATGAATATTGAAAATCAAAAGAAAAAGCGTAAACCAGCCCCTAAGATGAAGGGACAAGTTGGTGAGTCCAAGGTAAAAGTTATTGAAAAGCATTACGATTGGGGCTTGTATGTCTACAAAAAGGCTAGCGGTAAATGGTTTACAGACGGAAATGGCTCAGTTCTAAACATCCCCTCAATGAAGGGTGACCTTTCTAAAATTTCTGAACTCAAAACAGCAGCAAAGCATTATGGTGATGAAGGAGATGGAACGTGTGTATTTGTTCCAGGACTTACTAGAATTTCAGAAGAAGAGTATTCTGAGCAAAAGCAAAGAATGTCAGAAGGCTTAATTCCTTCTTTAAACGATCTTGGTGCAGTCCAGGCAGCAAAAGATACAATTGCAAAATATGGAAGTGATGACTAATGTCAGATACAAACGATTATGTGATTGGTGCAAGAATTGATAAGGCAATTGCAGCCGACGACACATTTGAAAAACAAGATCCATTTAATAAATCTTGGGATGATTTAAAAAACCTTAGCGGTTTAGATAATAACTTTAAACGTCGAAGCTCTCGTGTAGTCAAATCATTAGAGACAGATTTATCTAAAGTTGACGCATCACAAGGATATATTGATGCAGCTCGTGCTGTTAGCTCTGGTATTAACGGGGCACAATCAAAAGAGATAAATCCTGGATTAATTTATCGCAATGGATACGGACTATTTGATGTAATTACTCCACCTTGGAATATGTATGAGCTTGCTAATTTTTATGATACTTCATTTGCCAATCATGCTGCTATAGACGCAAAGGTAGAAAATATAGTTGGTCTAGGATATGACTTTGAAGTATCCCCAAGAACAATGTTAAAGCTTGAGTCTTCTTCAGATGCAGCCTCAATAGATCGTGCAAGAAAACGAATTGAAAGAGCAAAGATTGAAGTTAGAGACTGGTTAGAAAGTCTAAATAGCGATGACTCTTTTACAACATCTATGGAAAAGGTTGAGACAGATCTACAAGCAACGGGTAATGGTTACCTTGAAGTCGGCAGAACCGTAAAAGGAGAAATTGGCTACATTGGTCACATTCCTTCTACAACGGTTCGAGTTCGCAGACTGCGTGATGGTTTTGTTCAGGTAATTGCAAACAAGGTTGTCTACTTCCGTAACTTTGGAGCAACAAATCCAAACCCATTAGGCACTGACGCTAGACCAAATGAGATTATTCACTTTAAACAATACTCACCGCTAAACACTTTTTATGGTGTTCCAGATATTATTTCGGCTATCAATTCTTTATATGGTGATAGCCTTGCTTCTCAATACAACATTGACTACTTCCAAAACAAAGCTGTTCCAAGATATGTCGTGACTCTAAAAGGTGCAAAGCTTTCCTCAGATGCAGAAGACAAAATGTTTAGATTCCTTCAAACTGGGCTTAAGGGTCAATCACATAGAACCCTTTACATTCCACTTCCAGGAGATTCAGAAACCAACAAGGTTGAGTTCAAAATGGAGCCAATTGAAAACGGCGTTCAAGAAGGATCATTTGAAAAGTATCGCAAACAAAACCGTGATGATATTCTAATAGCTCATCAAGTTCCTTTGTCTAAGTTAGGTGGCAGCGACGCCTCTGGCATTGCAGCAGCACTTTCTCAAGACAGAACATTTAAAGAGCAGGTAGCAAGACCAGCACAAGATAAATTAAACAAAATGATTAGCAAGATTATTCGTGAAAAAACAGACATCCTAGACTTTAAGTTTAACGAGCTTACTCTAACTGATGAGATCACACAGTCTCAAATTCTTGAGAGATATGTTAAGACTCAAATTATGGTTCCAAATGAAGCTCGTACAATTTTGGGTATGCCACAAAGAGATGGTGGAGACGAACCTTTAGAGATGAAGCCAGAACAAGCAGCAGATGCTACTGCCAATAGAGCAAGAGATTCACAAAGAACCAACAATAATTCTGACAGCCCGTCAACTGTTGCTGGAAGAAACCCAAAAGGCGAAGGCCGTAAATTTGATGAATAAGCATGGTTTTTAAATAAACGAATAAAAAGGGATTATAATATAATAGTGAATAGTATATCAAAAGCCCACTGGGATACAGATGGGGAAAATGTTCGTCTATCAATGCCACTTACTAAGGTTGATAAGGAACGACGCATCGTTTCAGGCTTTGCATCACTAGATAATGTTGATAAACAAGATGACATCGTAACAGCAGAAGCATCAATGGATGCCTTTGCAAAGTTTCGTGGGAATATTAGAGAAATGCATCAACCTTTAGCAGTAGGCAAAATGGTATCCTTTAAATCAGATAAGTACTTCGATCCAGAAACAAAGAAATTCTATAATGGAGTTTTTGTCTCTGCCTATGTTTCTAAGGGCGCACAAGATACTTGGGAAAAGGTTCTTGACGGAACCCTACAAGGTTTTTCAATTGGCGGAAGAATGAACAAGTGGGATGACGCATATGATGAGAAAGCAGATAAGACAATTAGAGTTATTAAGCAATATGATTTGGTAGAGTTGAGCCTTGTTGATTCCCCTGCTAATCAGTTTGCAAACATTGTATCTGTTGAAAAAGTAGATGGCGTAGATGTTATTAAGGGCGATGAGACATTGCTCGAAAATGTATTTTGGGACAAAGAGTCTGGCCTTGTAATGGTTTCAGAAAATGAATCTGAGACAAGCCCAGTCAATGGCAATGAGATGTCAAATATAGGTTTCGTTGAAAAAACGGATAATGAAAAAACAAACATGATAAAGTTCTTAGTTGATAGTGCTAAAGGCATTAATACTTCTAAGATTAACAAGGAGGCAAATCCTATGGCAAAAACAACAAAAAACGTAACAGAAGAAATCGTTGAGAAATCAGAAGTTGCAGTTGAAGCAGTAGAGGTCGCTCCAGAGGCAGTTGCAGTTGCGGAAGCAACAGAAGCAGTCGAAGCAGCAGTAGCAAAATCTGATACAGAGAAGGCAGTAATGCCATCTAATGGTAAAGAAGATGCTGAAGAAGATGCAGAAGAATCAACAGAAAAAGCTGAAAAGCCAATGACTGATGAAGAAATTGCAGCTGCTAAAGAGGCTGAGGCAATGAAGCCAATGGCTCCTAAGTCAGATGAAGTTGCTGCAGATGCAGACAACTCTGTCGATCTTAACCAAGCCTTTAGCGATCTAGTATCAACAGTCAAATCTTTACAAGCAGAAGTAGAACTTCTTAAGTCTTCAAAGGTAGATGTAGATGAAGTAAAAAACTCATTTGAAGCGGTAGCAAAAGATATTGCAGCAGCATCAAATGTATTCAATGAATTTGGTAAGAGAGTAGATGCTGTAGAAGCAGATACTGCTTTCCGAAAGTCTGGCGATCTCGGCGAGATAGTACAGAATCAACCTGAAACGGTTGAAAAATCCCTATGGGGCGGTAGTTTCCTCAAAACAGCCGACTTATTCAATTAAAAAATCGATAAGTAAAAATCACTAGGAGGTGACAATATGTCGGAACAAAATATAGAAAAGAACCAGCCAGGTACTTCAGGTAACATTGGCGGAACAACTCCAGGACTCTATCAGGGTCAGGGAGCATTTGCATCAGGTTCAGATGCAGCAGTTAACACACCAGGCAATTACACTGATGGCGGAGTATTAAACAATATCCCAACAGCACTATCAGGTATTACATCAGGTGCCAACGCAGTAAACCCTTCAGGTGAGGCTGGATCAGGTATCCTACGCCCAGAGCAAGCACGTCGTTTTATTGACTACGTGTGGGATGCAACCATTCTCGCCCAAGATGGCCGTCGTGTTACTATGAGAGCCAACACAATGGAACTCGAAAAGGTAAACGTCGGAGAGCGTGTAATTCGTTCTGCAACACAATCACTCGGAGAGTACACAAACGCTGGAGCAACTTTTACAAAGGTTGAATTGACTACAAAGAAGATTCGTCTTGACTGGGAAGTAACTTCAGAAGCACTAGAAGATAACATCGAAGGTGCAGCACTTGAAGATCACATCGTTCGTCTTATGACAAACGCATTCGGTAATGACATTGAAGACCTTGCCATTAATGGTGTAGGTTCAGGCAGCGATGCTTTCCTTGGAATTATGGAAGGCTTTGTTAATAAGGTCAAAACAGAGGGTGATGCTCATGAGTCAGTTGTAACAGTCGCTAATAACGCCTGGACAACAGATGTAATGCAAGACATCATTCTAGCAATGCCACGCAAGTATCGTGCTATCAAGTCTAACTTGAAGTTCTATGCTGGTACAGATGCATTCCAGGGAATCGTTAAGAATAACGGTACTCTAGCAGACGCAGTTGCTGAAGCATTTGCTTCACAAGCTGGCGGAACTCCAACTAATCGTCAAGCATACCTTGATGGTGGAGCACAGACATTCGGCGGAGCACGTACAACACGTGTTCTTGGAATTGACGTACAAGAAGTTCCTTACTACCCTGCAGGATATATCGACTTGACATTCCCACAGAACCGTGTATGGGGATTCCAGCGTGACATCACTGTTAACCGTGAATACAAGCCAAAGAAGGACACTGTAGAATACACAGTCTTCGTTCGCTTCGGTATTACATGGGAAGAGCAAGATGCTATCGCATATGCTGATGCTGCATCAGATTCATAATCTGTAAACAGTAAAATTTTAGGGGGAGTAGGAGTTAATTCTCTTACTCCCCTTATTAACTTATAATGATATAATACTATTTAGGAGGAAATAATGGAAAATATAAATGAAAACTCAACTGTAGAAGAAAATATTGAAACTCCAGTTGTTGAAGAAACACCAGAGGTTGCTGAAACCCCTGTAGTAGAAGCACCAGTTGTTGAACAAGAACCAACAGCAATTGATACATCAGATTTTGGGAAATCAACTTCTGAGGTACAAGCAGTTGGTCAAGTAGATAATGGTGCAATTGGAGTTACAGCAGCACCAGTAGCACCTAAGCAATCCAAGAAGTCAAAGATGGATGCAGAAGAAAAAGTTGCTATTAGATCAACAAAAAATGTTTCTTGGTCAGAAGTTGGTAAAGTCTATGTTGGTATCAACATTGTGCCAGCATCTGCAGCTGAAAAATGGCTAACTAGATCACACATTTCACTTGCTACACCAGAAGAAGTTGCCAAGGAATTTGGTAAGTAATTCATGGAAATATTGAGGGTTCCGCCATATGATGATATTCTTGTAAATTTTGTTGTCCCAGCAGGGTATACCGATGCAGACATCTACGCAAGAGTAACAGATATGGCGGATCTTTCAGTCCAAGATTTAGAGTTTTTAGAATGGTCTACAGGAGATAATATAAATATATATCTCCCTGGAAGATACGACAACGACTATAGAGTTGAAATTTTTACAATTGGTGAGGGTGAAGAATTAATTCACGAAGAATATTATGAACTAATAAGACCATATGTAAACCCAAACACATTAGGAACAACAGCATCTGAGATTACTGAGTATACAACATTAGAATTAGTAGCCAGATCAATTATTGATACTTTTGTCACAGAAGGTTTTTATAATAAAAAAATAACAGTGGTAGGTACTGGAAATGGAACAGACTACTTTCCTTTGTGGAACAGAGTTTATAGAGTATTTAAAGTATATGAGAATAACGAACTATCTTATGACAAATCAACTCCAGATACTAATGAATATGAATACATAATTACAGCAGATAAAACAGCTATACAAAAAGTAGTATCTGGTGGATTAAATAGATATGAATCTACTGGTCCAAATCTTATTTCTGCAAGAGGAGATCTTGGATACTACGGGTATGACGGTGTTGGATTTCCACAAGGGTATGATTATACTTTTGTTGTTGACCAAGGATATTTAACAGTTCCAGCGGACATTGAGTATGCCTCAAAACTTTTGATTGAAGATTTAAAGTGTGGCAAGTTAGATTACTATAAGAGATACGTCACAGCATACAACACAGACCAATTTAGAATTCAATTTGATAAAACAATGTTTGATGGTACTGGTAACTTCTTGGTAGATAGGATACTGGATAAATATATTAAAACCATTACCAAACCAGGGATAATTTAATGATATGCGAAGAGCCAGATTTTATATTCCCCATGCAAGCAGATGTCTACTATCCAATTGTTGAGCAAGGCGCATATGGTAATGTTAAGAAGCAGTGGATTTTAGATAAAACAATTGCAGGTAGCTTTGCCTCAGCTGGTTCTGCATTTAAAGAAGAAGTAACTCCTAATGTAAATATAACCCAAGAATCACTATTGCTTGGAAGAGTAAAAACTGATATTAGAGTTTCAAGCAAAGATTCTAGAAACTCAATTACAAACATAGTTGTTACAAATATTCGTGATAAAAACTGTAATGAAATTTACACCGAAACCTCTGGTCCAAGATCTGGAAAGCCAACAATATTTGAAGTAGCCACAGTAGAGCCTTTTGTAGGTCCATTTGGTGGAGTAGAGTATTATAAAATTGTTATACGCCGTTCTGAGAATCAGGCGGTAGACCTATGAAAATGAACATAGACTCTAGAGCATTTAGAAAAGACATGAACAACATTGTTCAATATTCTTTTGGTTTTTTAGAAGGAGCACAAAAAGGTAAAACAGTTATGTACAGAACCCTTGGAGCAGGGGTATCAAAAATAATGTATGAGTATATTGATAGTAATGCCAGAGTAAGTCCAGCTACGCTACACCATGTATATGAGTGGTCAGAAATTGGAACACCACAAGGCCGTCTATTTGACATAGATTTTACTATTAGCAATCTAGGCCTTACCTTTAAAACCAATCTACAGCAGTCTACATCTATTAAAAATGGTTCTAGAGTTCCATTCTATGACAAAGCAAAGATTATGGAAAACGGAATTGCTGTAACTATTACTCCTAAAAAAGCAGAAGCCTTAAGGTTTGAAATAGGTGGAGAAGAAATTTTTACTAAAGAGCCAGTAACAGTTTTAAATCCTGGAGGAGAAACACAGGGTAAGTTTGAGCAGGTTATTGATACATTCTTTAATTTATATTTTAGACAATCATTTTTAAGAATAAGTGGGCTAGAGTCACACTTTAATAATCCATCCGTATATAGAAAAAATTTACAGAGTGGAAAAAAGCAAGGAAGATCTGCTGGAATTAAAACAGGGTTTCAGTGGGTCGCTAGTGCGGGAGTTGGTATGTAATGGCAAACGATAGTTTATTAAATACTCCAGTTTTATGGATTAACAAATATCTACAAAGTAAGATTGAGTTACTTACTGACATAGAAACGCCATTTTTCCCATCAACCCCATCAACAATAAATGATTTAACTCAATACTTTCCTGATGGTGGAGTCATGGCTACATGGGACAGATTAATTAAAATGAATAAAAAAGGCTTTCCTCATATTAAGTGTGAGCAGCTGCTTTATTATTTTTATGCTACTGCAGAGAACAGTGTAGAGAATATGATACAAATTCAAGAGTCAGTATTAAGACTAATGGACAGGTTTGATGAAACTGCAGAAGAGATTAACGCATGGTGTGCAAATAGAAGCATAAACATTGGAACAACACAATCTCCAGAGATAATTGACAACCAATTCTATTTCCACAACTTTAAAGTCTATCAGCTGGAAGAAACCAGAGACATCATTGATTTTGGAACAGCTCGTACATACGGTGGAAATAAGATAATCATTGATTTTGATTATCATCAAATGCCAGATTTAATTAACACAGAAGGACCCGAAAGCCGTTTGGCTACTAAAATAATTATATAAAACCCGTGTTATACTTTATATGAGGAAACACGCCCACAATTTAATACAATCGAAAGAGGTGGAAAATTATGGCATATTCAAGAGGCGACAGTACTAACATTATCGTTGGTGCAGCAGCACTTTTTACATACAATGACGGCATCCTAACTGATGCTGATCTTCCAGCGTATGCAGATGGAAAATCTTTTAAGGATTCTCTATCTGGTTATTCAGGCCAAGTTGCAGGAGATGCTGCAAAAGCAGCAAACTTCCGTAACGTTGGTTACACAATGAATGGTTTGGAAATTCAATTCCAGCCAGATTTCGGCGAAGTTGCCGTAGATCAGGTTCTTGACGTAGCAAAGTTGTTCAAGCAAGGTATGCAGGTTAACCTAAATACCACATTTGCTGAGTCAACATTAGAAAATCTTTTGTTTGCAATCGCAGGCAAGGGTGACGAATCAGCTAACCCAGATCTAACAACAGTTTCAGGAAATCCAACACTCAACCTTTCAGCAGGAGACATCGGAGAATGTCCAGTTGAGCGTGGTTTGGTAGCAGTAGGTCCAGGTACAGGTGACTGTGCAATTGGTTCAGAGTTGGAAAGAATTTATGTTGCATACCGTGCACTCTCAATTGAGAATGTTTCAGTATCAGCAAAGCGTGATGAAGCAACAATGTTTGAGGTTTCATTCCGTCTACTTCCAAATGATGATGCATCATACGGTAAAATCGTAGATCGCACTATTCCAGAAGCATAATACAACTTAATAATACAGGGTTGCCCTTCATCTTCGGATGCGGGGCAATTTTGTTTTTGGTATACTGTATTAATGGCTACAAGAATATATAATAGTGAGTTGCTCTATTTAGTTGATGGAACACCCCTTTATATTACCCCATTAAAAATAAAATATTTAAGACAATTTATGGTTGCTTTTGAAATTGTTAGAAAGTCTCAAGGGGATCAAGACACTATTGAAAATCTAGTAGAGTGTGCCAGAATTGCTATGCAACAATATATGCCAGAAATAAAGACGGTAGAGGATCTAGAAGACAACTTTGACCTTCCCACAATATATAAACTAATAGATATTGCAGCAGGGATTAAAGTAGATAAAGATTCAGAGCAAAGCGTTAAAGAGCAAGCAGTAGAAAGTGGATCTTCTTGGGAAACATTAGATTTAGCAAAGCTAGAGTCTGAGTTATTTTTGCTGGGTATCTGGAAAGACTACAATCAACTAGAAGAATCTTTGTCGATGCCAGAATTAATAGCAACCCTTGAAAGCAAAAGAGAGTCAAGATACGATGAACAGAAATTTTTAGCAGCAATGCAAGGTGTTGATCTTGACAAAGCAAGTAATAAGAGTACAGGCAATGCTTGGGAAGAATTAAAGGCTAGAGTTTATAGTGGCGGATCAGCAGCAAACTCAAAGGATGTTTTAGCGTTACAAGGAGCAAATGCACAAAAGGCTGGCTTTGGTATTGGTATGGGATTATCTTACGAAAGAATAGACTAAAAATAAGCCTGCCTATGGTATAATTAATCTACAACCACAGGAGGTTATACATGGCCACTAAGCCAATTGAAAAGAATGAGATCGTCTTTATCGACGGAACAAAAATTGACGCACAGCCACTTAAGATTTCTCTACTTAGACCGTTTATGAAATCTTTTGAAGGACTAACAGCAGTAGCAACAGATAATGAAAAATCAATGGACATCTTAATTAATTGTGTCCACATTGCAATGAAACAATATAAAGCAGACGCAGACTACTCTGTTGCTGATTTGGAAGATCTAATTGATCTGCCAACAGTATACAAGATCATTGAAGCAGCATCAGGAATCAATCTAAACGATTCAGCATTACTTGCACTTGCTTCACAAGAATAAAAAAATAAAATAGGGGGTCATGGCGGTTAAATGGCAGATATAAATAGCAATATTTTAATTAATATTGATACAACGCAGGCTATGTCCGCACTACGTGGGCTAGACAAGCAGATATCTGCACTTAACCGCTCCATGATCGTCGGCACTAAGGCTGCTTCATTAGCTCAAGCTGACTTTGCAAAATCACTACTTCATAATGTTAATGCCACGGGCATGTTTAATGCCTCAATGGGCAAGATGTCTACTTCTACGGATCAGTTTTCAAAACGTTTAGAAGCTGGCAAACTATCTCTTCGTGAATACTACCGATATGGAATGGCATCAACTAAAACATTTGGAAAAAATTACGGTAGAGAATTTCAAACAATTAGCAACCTTGCTGAAAAAAGAGTTAAGGCTCTTCAAAGCCAGTATGTCCAACTAGGTAAAGACGCACAGGGCGCAATACGCTCAATGCGAATTACACCAAAAGCACTAAATTATAACGACGCACTAACAAGAATGTCAATGACTATTCAACGTCAACAGATAATGAATAAGCTGCTTGACGATGGTGCTACAAAACTTCTTAACTTTGGTAAAAATACACAGTGGGCTGGTCGTCAGCTTATGGTTGGTTTTACAATTCCATTGGCCATGTTTGCAGGATCAGCAATAAAAGCATTTAAAGAAATTGAAACTCAGGCAGTTAGATTTAAAAAGGTTTATGGCGACATCTTTACAACACAAGATGACACTGATAAAGCTCTTAAAAACATGAAGGATATTGCTAAAGAATATACAAAGTATGGACTTAAAGTTTCTGAAACAATCAAGATGGCTGCAGATGCAGCAGCAGCAGGTAACTCAGGCCAACAGCTTGAAACTGTAGTAAAGCAAGCAAGCAAGCTAGCAGTTCTTGGTGGAGTAGCACAGGACAAAGCCTTAGAAACAACAATTGCTTTACAGAACGCATTTCAAATTGGCAGTGGTGAACTTGGTAAAACGATGGACTTTCTCAACTCTGTTGAAAACCAAACTGTTTTAAGTCTTGAGGATTTATCTAATGCAATTCCAAGAGTTGCTCCAGTTATTAAACAGCTTGGCGGAGATGTAAAAGATTTAGCATTCTTCCTTACAGCAATGAAAGAAGGTGGTATCAGTGCAGAGCAAGGAGCTAACGCACTTAAGTCTGGTCTTGCATCTTTAATTAATCCATCAAAAGCAGCAACTGAAGCAACTTCAAAGCTAGGCATTAACCTTAAGGGAATTATTGAAAGCAATCAGGGTAACTTAAAAAATACTGTTGTTTCTTTTGCTCAAGCATTACAACCACTAACAGACCTACAAAGAGCACAAACAATTGAAAAAGTTTTTGGCAAGTATCAGTTTTCAAGAATCTCAGCACTTTTAAATAACGTAACAAAAGAAGGAAACCAAGCAAGCAGAGTTTTAAAATTGGCATCTGCATCTGCAGAAGAGTTAGCGCTGTTATCTGAACGAGAATTAAAAACACAGGAATCATCTCCTATGTATAAAATGCAGGCAGCAATTGAGAAACTAAAAGCATCTATTGCTCCAATTGGTGAATTGTTTGCAAAGGTGTTAACTCCAGTTATTAATTTCTTTGTTAACCTGTTTGATAAATTTAACAATGCTCCAGAAGGCATTAAAAAAGCAGTAGCAATTATCGTAGCAGCTGTAGCTGGTATTGGTCCAGTTCTTCTTATGACTGTTGGTCTTGTTGCTAATGGTTTAGCCAACCTAATGAAAATGTTTAACCTTATTCGTAAAGGTTTTCAAGGCTTAGCTTATGGATCAAAAGATGCAGCCCTTGGAACACAGTACCTCAGCAATGAGGAGCTAGAAAATATTGCTGTATCAAACAGTCTTGCAACAGCTCACAAATCTTTGTCTTCCGCATATGTCCTTGAGTCGGCAAGCCTTGTTGCCTTAACTAATGCTTACAGAGAAGCAAAAGTTGCAATGTCTAGTTTTGCTAGTACAAACCCTGGAATGTTTATGCCAAGCAGGGGCAGAGTTACCCCTCCAAGACGTTTTGCTAAGGGTGTAACAAGTGTTCCTGGAACAGGTAATAAAGATACTACCCCAGCCCTTCTAACCCCTGGAGAAGCCGTTATTCCTGCTGACATGGCTAAAAAGTATGCACCATTTATTGGACAGATGATTGACGGAACCCTTCCAGGCCACATGGCTGGAAGAATGCCATTATTTTTGGGTATGCCAAAAACTATTAAAGCAGTAACAGATCAACGTAAAGCAAGAATGACAATGGAAGAGATTGCAAAAGCAACAGAAGCAAGTAGATTTGGAAAGATGGACCCTACTGATTTTGGTGTACAACTTGAGGCAACCACAGGTCGTTCATTCCCAGTACGAGGAGTTGGCGGTTTATATCAAAAGCCAGATGGGACAAAGGTATTCGTTAAACCAATGCTCGATGAGACTGCTGCTTTAGCAGAACTAAGAGCAACTACTATTGCAAGAGAAGCACACGGACTAAATGCACCTCAACAAACAATTCGCACAATGATTGATCCGACTGATCCATTAAAGAAAAGAAAACTTATTGCATTAGAAGCACCGTACAATCCTGAGTTTGCTAAGCCAACTGGAAAGTTTTCAAAAGACGAATACTTTAGACAACTAGTTGCCTCTGGATTAAGAGGAGATAAAGATTTGCAGGTGGCCAATCTATCAGGAAATAACCTAGTAGATGTTGGACCAGCAGGTGTATTTAGTGCAGCATCTGGTCTAAGATCATATGCAAAAACTATGCCATCTGTTGAAGATCAGGTTCGTATAAACTTACTTGGTGTAAAGGGTTCAAATACAAGAAGATTCTTTGCTGAAGAAACAACCAATATTCCAAAGGGAATGACTCCTCAAGCATACAACCAAGCAATGGTAGACGAAATAGATTTGGTTTTGCCTAAACTTAGAAAGACAATAAAAGGCTTTGGTGATTTAAATCCAGAAGAACAAGGTATTTATCAAAACATGATTAAGCGTCTAGAAGATTCTAGAGGCGCTAACTGGAGAGAACTACATGGTGTTCACTCATCAGTAATTAAAAGCACAAAGAAGCCACTAACCCCTGCAGCAATAAAGAAAATAGAAGATGAAATTACATTAAGAGCAAGACAAAAAGGACATGGTGCATCTTTATCTGACAAAGACTTTATGGATGGCTTTGCTAAATGGGCACAAGGAAATGGTTTTGCTAAGGGTGGAGTAGTTCCAGGATACATGGCTGGAAGAACTGGCTTAACCTATGGCGCAGCAGCAGCAACGAAAGTTTCAGGGGCAAAAGAAGCAGCAACAGTTGCCAGTCTAGAATCTAGAACAAGATTACCACTAACTCCACTGCCTCCTGGCATGCCATTTAAAATTAGTAGACTTGAATCTGGAATGTCACAAATTCAAATAGGTGGTCAATCTATGACCGCAAAAACGTCAGAAGTTTCTAAGTTTGAAGAAAGATGGAAAGAGTTTGCAGCAGCCTATCCAGATAAAACAATTTATGCCCAAAAAGTAAAAGATTTAGAAGCAAGAATTTTAGATTATAAACTTAATCCTAGAATAGACTCTAAAACTGGTCTCGAAAAGCCATTAAGATTATCTGGAACTGGCAATAATGGTTTATTTGCTAATGTCAATCCTTGGTCAGGATCAAGAACTAGAAAAACTCCACCAGAAGTAAAAAGTAGATGGCAAAAGGTTCTTGCTGACCCTAGTAAAAATAAGCCAGCCCAAAAACTATTAAATTATTATGCAGAAGAGCTTGCTTCTGTAAAGAAGAATCTTGTTGGCAAAGGTCCTGGAAAAATTTCAGAAGCAGATGCGCTTGCTGTATTAAAAGCACCAGACTTTAAAACTGCAATAGAGAGAGTCAGATCTGGCGAAGGCGGAATCGCAGCAAGTCATATAAAAGCTACTGGTAAAAATAGAGATTTAGAGTTTTGGCCAGCAGACAATGTTGTGAGAGATCAAACAGTTGTAAACTCTGGAATGAATGCACTTTCAAAAAGGATGGGCGCAATTCACGTAACAACTGAAAAAGAAGCATTGAGAGCAATTAGTAAATTAGAAAGTAAAAAACATCAATATAAAGGTTGGGGTGCAAAAAATAAAACAGACACTTGGACAACTACAGATATAATTACTGAACACCTGCTAAGGAAAAGAATTCGTGATGGTTATTATAGAGATCAGAAGTTTAAAGATTCAGACTATATGCCAGCAGATACTCTTGCATTATCAAAAGGAATTTTTTCAGTTCCAGGGCCAAAGGGTGCGGGAGATATTCAACCAGCAATGCTATCTCCTGGAGAAGCAGTTATCCCAGCAAAGGCTGCATCTAAATATTCTTCATTAGTTTCAGGAATGATTAATGGAACAATTCCAGAACATGGAAAAGGCAAGGGTGGAGTTCCAAGACCTCTTCCTGGATACACCATGGTCGATAAGGGTGATGGTTGGGGAGCAACTCCAGTAGCAAATACACCAGCACCTTCAAGGGGAGCAGATGTTCTTGGAAAAGCCACAGCTCAAGTTAGCAAGTTTGGAACGGCGGTAGTAACTGGAACTAAAGCAGTTGCTAATAATGCTAGGGTTCAATCAGCAAGTGCAAAAGCAATGGATAGAGTTAGAAAGATTGATGCTCGCCTGTCATCTATGGGTGGTCCTTCTGGTCCTGGTGGTCCAGGTGGTCCTAGCGGTCCTAAACCACATGGTGGTTATTGGACAGGGTACGGAAAAGTTGCAACCCATGATCAAGATGGTAAGGCATTAACTAAGGAACAAAGAATTAATGCAAGACAAGATTATAGAATGAAGTCATCTCAAACCATGATGGGTGTAGGAATGGCAGCCATGATGATTCCTATGCTTGCTCAAGGAATTGCACAAGGATCACCTGATTCAACATTAGGAAAAGCTGCAGCCAATAACATGCCAGCAATTATAGGAGCATCTATGCTTCCAATGATATTGCCACTTCTTAATTCACCGCTAAAGAAATTAATTGCCACAGTAGTAGCATTAGGCGCTGCATTTAAGATGCAGAGTATGGCAATTAGAAAATCTATTTCTGATGGAGTTAAACAGGGACAATCTATTGGAAATACCATTGAGTCTTTAGAAGGTTTTGGATCTATACTTGGATCAATGTCTGCAACACAGATCATGGACAAAAAGAGAGAAGCAAACAGACTTGAGATAACTCCAATTGATCAAACATTTGGTAAAGATTTTTCAGGTAGTGAATTTGGAAAGAAGTTTATTGCTGAGTTTAACGCCTACGCAAAATCAAACGGTAGAGGTGCAGCTAAACAACTAGGAACAAAACTTGCTTCAGCAGTAAGTCAAGGAGTATTGTCTGCAGATCAAGCAGAATCAATTATTGTAAATCTTGCAAGAGATATGGGAGATCAATCTTTAGAGATTGAAGCTAGAGGATTTTTAAGAGAAATCATCGGCCCCGATGGAAAAGATCTAAAAGATAATCCTATTGGTGTTCAATTAAGAATATTGAAGAATCAAAAACAACTTACTACTCAGATGCAGAATATTTTTAGTGATGTTGTTGAAAAAGAAATGGGCGGATGGTTTGCTAACCTCATGCAGAATGTGCCTGGAGCAGGGGCTGTTGGACTAAGGACTGGAATCAATAAACGTGAGGGGTTTGAGCTTGCAGGAAGCACAGTCGGTGGCGCTCTTCTTGGCGCCCGTATTGCTAGTCAACTTGATAAAACAGGGGTTATAGCTGGGGCTAGAGCGCTACCTGCTGCAGCAACTTTTGCAAAAGAGTCACAAATAGCAGGAACTTTAGGAAAGGCAAGATTTGGCGCAGGAGTTATAAGAGGAGCAGCAGCATTAGGAACAGGTGCTTCTGCAACTGGCGCAGGAGTACTTCCTGGAGCAATTATATTAGCAACAACACTTGCTGCAGATCTAGCTCTTAGAAAGTATCAACAAGGTAGAGAGAAGAAAGCTGTAGGAGCAGTTGCTGGAGCAGTTGCAGGTAATTCAATTCAGTCGTTAGCCCAAGTTCAACAATCTATGGATCTACTACAGATGCAAACTGATGCTCAAATTGAAAAACTTACTAAAGAAAAAGAGGCCGTTAAGACTGCAGAAAAAAGACTTGAAATTGAAAAGAAAATTAAAGATCTTAATGATCAGAATCTTAAAGATCAACAAGAATTAAGAAATCAAGGGGTAGCCGTTGTAGATCGAGCTACTGGTTTCTTAGACAACATTGATGGCAAAGATGCAAAGGTTAAATATGCAGAAGCATACAAGACCGCATTTGAGGATAAATATAAAGATTCCGTAGGTCCAGAAAAAATTGCAGCAACAGAACTTGGTGCATTGCTAAATCCAGATTCAGGAATGATTCCAAAAGAAGCTGGAATTTCTTCAGAAGAAAGAAAAGAATTAAAGAAACAACTAGCAGAGTCAGAAAAAAGAGTAGCAGAAATTCAAGCAAGAAGAGATTCCTACGATAGTAATAGTGGTGAATTTACTGCAGCGCAAGCAGAATATACTGCTGAAATGATAAATCAAGTAAAGATTATTCAAGGATTAAAAGCAAAAACATCTCAAGATGTAACAAAAATTGGAGTTATGGTTCAGGCATCAGTCGTATCTGGTGACATTTCTGCTAGTTCTGCAAAAGCTTTAATTGACAACTTTATAGCAACTGGAAAAAATATTGAAACAACCTGGAAATTAATGTTAGGAGGCCAAGGAGCTAAAGAGATGGATTCTCTTGGCTGGATTCTTCAAAATTTATCAGATCAAGAAAACATTAATACTGTAGTTAATGTTGCTGGTACTTTTAATGGCAAAGAAGGCCCTCAACAAGCTAGAGAATTCTACTCAATGTTAGAAGACTTTATTCAATTCCCTCCAGAGTTTAGAATAGATTTAAATATAGAATCAGACCCAGATGACATTCCCGTACTCAAAAAACTTGGAAAAGAAATTGATGCCCTTAGAAAACATTTTCCAGGAGGAAAGCTTACTAAGCCAGCGCTAATTGCGTATCAAGCTGAGTTAAAGTTAAAAGGGAAAAGCCCAAATGAAGCGCTTGATCGTGCAGTAAAAAATTGGGATCTATTAAGTAGTTATGATCCAACACTACAGCTAGAGGCATCAGTTACTTTAAATCAGTTGTTGATATCAGATAACATCCAACAAGAGTTGAATGCAGAATTAATTAATGCGTTTAAGAAAAAAGGACTTTGGAAAGATGTTCCTCTTCCATTAGCAAACTCAGCAGCTCTCATACAAGCACAAATAGATCAGTTAAGCGCAGCAAATCCAGGAATTGCTAAAGGCACTTGGGATAAGTTACTAAAAGAAAGACTGGATTCTCTCTATGGTCCAAAGACTGCTGATCTAAAAAAGCTAGCTGCGCAAGAAGCTGCTGAAAAATTAAAATCAGCAAATTCTTTCCTAGATGATTTAGCAATGAAACTAAAGCTATTTAGAGATTCAGCCTTTAACGCTCTCAGTCCATTAAAATCTATTATGGCTGCATTTGCAAATACTAAAGATGCTGAAAACGGTCTTGGAAGAATGTTTGAAAAGTTTAGGGGTCTCCAGCAAATAATGTTGGATGGTGGCAAAGATGCAAAGGGCAATAATATATCTGGTAGTTTGGCTCCAGGACTTATGGATGCAATTTCTGGAATGTCAGCAGAAGAGTTTGAAACTTTTAAAAATCAAGATCTAAACCCAAATGTAGAAGGAACACAAAAACCATTCATCCTAGATAAAAAGGGAAACGTAATTGGGTTATCTAAAGATTTGTTAGGTCTATCTGAAGCCTTTAACTCAGTAGCTGTAGGTATGGCTCAAATGGGAGCTGCACAAAGTATAGATAATATCAAAAAACAAAGAGAAGCTTTTGAGATTCTTAGGGCTTCAGGCATGTCTGTTACTGACGCACTTAAGGTAATTGAAGATCAATCTCTTGCTTCAGCTATTGCTGCTGGAACCCTTGGTGCTGCAGGGTCAGATGAAATGAAAAAGTTTATTAAAGATATTGCAGCTGCCAACAGCGCAATGGAAAAGATGCAGGTTATAACTGACACCCTTACAAAGAATGCAGAGTTTGATGTATTTGCAAAAACTCCAGAAGTAGTAGGTGCAATGAAGTCTATGGGGTATTCTGTAGAGCAAATTGACGCAGTACTTGGAAACCCTGCAATGCTTAAGCAGTTCACCCAAAACATTAAAGATGGCAAAATTGATATAGCAGCCATTGAAGGTTCAACTGGAGCAATCTCTGAGTTCCTAAAAGACATAGAGGCTAAAAAGTTAATTGATATTCAGATTAACTTTAACAAGGGAGACTATGCTCAAGTTGCTTCCTCTGGTCTTGATATGGTTAATCAAATGTTTGCGGTACAGGAAGATCTAATCACAACAGGTGTAGATGCAAGAAGCACTAAGGATGTAGCACAACTTGCTGCAAATGAAACAAAGGTTAAAGAGTTACAAAGTCAACTCCGCCCATACGAAGCACAGATTGAACAACTACAATATAAGATTAATGATATTCAAGCAGAAGTTTCTTTAAAGATTAGTCAGCAAGTTGAAGCGTATCAAGAAGAGATTAATGACTTACAACATGAGATTGACATTCAGTTTAATGAGCCTATTCAAGCATTGCAAGACCAGGCAAGTGTTCTTTCTCATGATATGGATCTTATTTCTTATGCTGCAGACAAAGTTAATAAGCGTTACGATCAGCAGGCAGAATCTCTAACAACAATTAAAGATATTAATGATGCAATTTTATCACAACAAGAAAAGCAGATTAGCTTATCAGATGCCCTAACTAGTGGAGATATTTCAGCAGCAGGAAAAGCAATGCAGGATATGCGAAAAGCAGACGCAGATCTATATGCTAATGCAGCACAAAAATCTTTTGACCTAGCCAGAAAAAATGAACTAGCCAGACTTGTAGGAACTCAAGGCCTTAATGAAGAGCAGATAAAAGAAAGACAGTATCAAATTTCTCAAGATATTTACGCTCTAGAAACACATCCTGACAAAATAAAGTATCAGAATCAGATTAAAGCCAAGACTGCCAGCATCTATGAACTTGAAGAAGCAAGAGAAGCATCTTTAAAGCAAGTCCAAGAATACGAAAATCAAATTGCTAAAATTACTAAGGATCACGTTGTTGATAAAGAAAGAATGATTGCTGCTTTAAATACTGAAAACGAAACTATTCAAGCAAGACTTGATAAGTTGAATGCAGAAACTCTTGTTCTTGGAAAGAATAAAGCAGAATGGGCTGCGATTGAAGCTAGTATAAAAGCATACGACTTATCTCGTAAAGATTTAGACACTGCTTTTGCTGGACTATATGCAGCATCAACAGCAATTAATGCTGAGTGGACTAAGATTATGGAAAAAATTGGAGTCTATTCTAAAACTCCTGCTGCAAATTCTAAAATAATGACTACCGCACAAACAATTGTTACAAATTCTGGAAGTACCGCAAGTGTATCTAAGGCTGAAGCAGATGCAAAAGCTAAGGCAGATAAAGATGCTGCCGAAGCTAAAGCCAAGGCAGAAGCAGATGCAAAGGCAGCAGCTGATGCATCAGCCAAATCTATAGCAGAGGCAGAAGCATTACTCGCAGCAGCTTTAAAGGCAGCAGCAGAGGCTACGGCAAAAGCAGAGGCAGCAGCAGCTGCCAAAGCAGAAGACAAAGCCAAAGCAGAAGCAGAGGCTAAGGCTGCTCAAGACAAAGCGGATGCTGCTACAGCAGCAGCAGCTAACGCAGCAACAGCAGCAACAGCAGCAGCCGAAGCAGCAGCCGAAGCAGCTAACGCCGCAGCAGTAATGGCAGATGCAGCTTTAAAAGCAGCAGAGGCAATTGCAGCTAGTGCATCCGCTGCTCAACAGGTTGCAGACACTGCTATGTCTCAAGCAATTGCTGTAGCCAATGCTGTGATGGCGGATTTATTAGCATATAAACCTGCAGGGCTTGAACAAGCTTTAGCAAACGTTGATAATGCAAAACAGGCGTATGCTGATCTAGAAGATCGTTTTACGTTTATGGATAGAATGGATGCAAACGCATTACAACAATTAAAAAATGCACAAGAGGAAATTACAAGAGCAGAAGATAGGTTAAACCTTGTTAAGTCAGGGCAAGCAGCAGAGCAAGATCTTGCTGCAGAGTTAAAGGCTATGGCAGAAAGAAGTTCACTTCTAACTACATCTACGGATAAATTAGCAGGAGCAAATGCATTACTAGCTGCAGCTTTAAAAGCTAAAAAAATAAAAGATGCTACCCCAACCGCTACGGCAACAGTTACACCGTCTTCTACTTCAACAGCCTCATCACCTACCTCAACATCTTCATCTTCAACATCTTCATCTTCAACATCTTCAAGTACAACATCTTCCACAGCCACCGATCCAGAGTCCCCAGAACTATTTTTTACCCCTGGTGCACCACTTATTGGATCTTCATCTAAGCCAAAATGGACAATATGGGGAAATGATTATAAGAATGGTCAGGTTTACACAGATACAGGAGTTGGAGCGCTTATCTATAGAAGTAAAACTGATACCTGGGACCCCTTTACTGGTAAGAAAGATGGAATTAATTATAAAGATGGCAAGCCAACTCTTTTTAATTTTAGCACTGACTTTTCTACTAAATCTTCTGGTGGTTTAATTCCCCAGTTCTTTGCTTCAGGTGGTTATGCTATGGGGACAGATATAGTGCCAGCAATGCTTACTCCAGGAGAATTTGTAATGAGTAAATATGCTGTTAACACTCATGGTGCCGATAAAATGAAAGCTATTAATAATGGTGACTCAGTAGGCGACGCAGTGTATAATTATAGTATTAGCGTAAACGTAAAATCGGATGCAAATCCTGATGATATTGCTAGAGCAGTAATGACTCAAATTAAACAGATAGATTCACAAAAAATTCGGGGGAGTAGATTTTAATGGCAACACAAACATACATTAATGGTAGAAGAAAGTATGCTAGACCACAAGCAATGCTTTGGGCTAACAACTCAGGCACCCTTACAAATGGCTTCTACGTTCCCAACGGTTATGAGATAAAATCTGACACTACGGGGATATCAGATCAATCTCTGTTAGATCAATTCTTAATATTATCTGATGATAATAGGGGAGAGATTAATTTTAATAACAACAGAATTGAAAAACGTGAAAGAATGATTAATGGTCGTATGCGCTCATATCATATTGCTGACAAACTAACTATCAGTACATCTTGGAATATGCTTCCATCTAGATCAAGTGGAGTAGCTCCAGACTTTAATTCATCTGGTAAATCAGCAGAAACATCTTATACTACTGATGGTGGAGCAGGAGGAGTAGATCTTGTAGACTGGTATGATAGTCACAAAGGTTCTTTCTGGGTATATCTTGCTTATGATAAGTATTCTAATTTTGGTAAAGATGATTTAGCTTACGCACATCTTGGACAATATAATGAATTAATAGAAATGTTTGTTTCAGATTTTAGTTATACTGTTGTTAAGCGTGGTGGAAGTAACCATGACTTCTGGAATGTTTCTTGTACATTGGAAGAAGTGTAATGTTTAAGAGTGATGAATTAAAAAACCACCTAGAAACATCATCTGTCATTAAAAGCAGATCATCAATTGTTGGTGAGTGGAATATGAATATTGCTAATAATATTAGCCTTATTGGTAATTACAGATATAGACCTGCAGAAACTGGAACAACTTATTCAACATTACCAAACACATTTGATGCAGGAGATGCTGGAAACTTTTATACTGGAGCAACCGATGCAGATATCTTAATTGATGGAGGAGTTGACGAGACCGAAACTCCGTTTACCCTAGTTCAAACAAAAGAAAAAAATAAATTCTTATACTCATTAGAAGATTGTTTTAAACCGTTTAGACCAAGATCTGGAATAAATAAATCATCTTTCTTTGCTGGTAAATTTTTTATACATAATCCCAATATGTTTATGGCCCAACGCCCAAGATACTACATGCCAGATAAAACAGATGTATTTAAATACTGGACCTCTTATAGAACTGAGAATGGTTACTCTTATGGTGTTTCTAGTTTACACAATAACGAGTATAAAATTTCAGATAGTGTTCCTTTTATAGTTTATAAGGATGCTGTTCCGACAAACAGAATTGTTGTAAAAATGCAAACAAATGTTGGAGACATAAATCTTGGCCCATTTACAAATAGAGGTAGTTCCTTTGTTGATCCTTACTACGGAGATGTAAATAAAACTACTCCAAAAAAATGGAAAATTCAGTATTTAAAAAACAATAGCTGGGTAGATGCTATATCTTTTAAGCCACAAGATTTAAGATCAGATGGATCTCCAATCATTAAATCAGATGGGTATTTAGAAATTGAGTATGGACTTAAGGTTCCAAATCAATATAAAGATATCTTTGTATTTGCTGAAAAATATTCTTCTGCTAATCTTTTACCTGCAAAGTCTGTTAATGGTTATGCTTATTTAATTACAGCAAATGAAACAGACATTGGAACATTCCATATTTGGAATCAACCTAACTTAAGATACGATACATTTACTCCAGAATATGCTTGGCAAATTCACGAAGAGACTGTTACAAGACTAACAAATTTTGTAACTGACGTAACAAGTCCACTATCATTTTTAAATCCAACAGACAGCCTAACAAGGTACAGAGAGTTTGAGTATATCAAAGGTTTAAGAGTTGTAGTTGAATCAATGAATACAAATCAATCAACCTTTGATCTAATTGAATTATCTCCTAGACTGGCTGTTGACCTTACAGAAAAAACTTTAAACTACTCGGTAAACAAGATTGCTTCAGATTTAGGGTCTAGTGGTTTGCCAGTTGGACAACTCTTGGCGTCTAATGGCTCAGTTGAATTCTTTGATTATGATGATGCTTTTAATGAAAACAATTCTACAAGCATTATTAGTAAATATAACTCAAGGTATATTCAGATTAAATTCTATGAAGTTATTGAAGAGGTTAATGGGTGGGACTATTTTGTACCACTAAAAACTTTATACTCTGATGGCTTTTTGGCTAACAACAACTCTAGTAAAACAGTTAGCCTAGAGCTTAGAGATTTATATTTTTATTTAGAATCAATTAAAGCCCCAGAACTTTTACTTAAAGACATATCTTTTTCTTCGGCAGTTTCTATTTTAATGGATGCAACAGGTGTGTCAAATTACACCTTTAAAAGAATTTCTGGAGAATCAGAGCATATAATTCCTTACTTCTTTGTACAACCAGACATTAGTGTTGCAGAAGTCTTACAGCAACTGGCTATTTCTACACAGACCGCAATGTTTTTTGATGAATACAATAACTTTATCTTGATGAGTAAAGAGTATATGATGCCAACCGCAACACAAAGAACAACTGATATGACCCTTTATGGTTCTTCAGATCAGGTTAAGGATGGTGCAATAAAAAATAAAACTAATAAAGATAAGATTGCCAACATTATTGAAATATCTTCACAAGACAGCAATGTTTACAATGATGGTTTAATTAACTATACTTCTAGATATATTCAAAGAACTTTATCTTCTATAGATCAAACTAGTCAGGGTGAAGATAATGCAAAAACTTGGAGATATAAGCCAGCACTTTTGTGGGAAGTTGGAGCAAGCGAAAATACTCAAGCTCAAAATGAGACAGCAGGAACTCAATCATCTTATTCGTTATCAGCAATCCCACTAAACTCTGACCTTGCTAACTCTATTCCTTATGTTGTAAACAATCAGGTTGTTAATAATATAATTGATCTAGGCGAGGGTATTAGTTTGTTGTCAAGAAATAATGGATACCTATACGCTAACGGAGAAATCATTAAATACGATGCTGTTGAATATAACATACCTGGAGCAGAGCGACTACTTGAAACAGTGACAGCAAATGGACAAGACATTTATACTATTACTGTATCACTAAATAGTCTTGGAAATGTTTGGGTTCAAAACACTGAAGAGTATCAAAGATATTTCTCACAACTACCATTTAATGGAAAGATGTATAAAACTGGAAGATTAAGAATTTATTCTGAGCCAAACTATGAAGAGATCAATGGCGTAACAAAACTAAAAAATGGTCCAGTGGCCAAACATGGAAGAAGACAGTTTGGAACTTTTGCTACTGCACATACCGCTGGGCTAAATCCATACTGGTCAGATAATAAAAATGTTAGGGGCTGCACAATGCGTTCTGAATATTTATTTGGAAATCAAGATGTTGTTACGCTTACTGGAGTTACCTCAGCTGGAAATGTTATTACTACAAGTAGCACAACACTAGTTAAGGTTGGGCAAAGGGTAAAACTTACTTCAGGTTTGTCTACTGGGCTTTTAGATTTATCCGTAGTTAATAAAGTTACAGAAATTGTTGACGCAACCAAATTTAAAATAAGTCTACCTCCTCAAACGGCTTTGGTTAATGCAGACTTAGAGTTAGAAAAATTACCAACTACAGTAATAGGTGCAGCAGGGGTTAACCCTGCTTTAGCAGTTAAAACAACAAGAAATGGAATAATAAAAAACTATGCCTCTTCATTTAAAACTGCAGAATCAGAAAATAACAAAAAGACTACTCCGATAAGAGGAACAGTTCAGTCTTCTGCATTAGTAATGAATGGCCCATCTTTTAATACAACAGAAAAACCTTTAGACTTTATTTCGTATGTTTATAGGCCATTAGAGAATAAGTTTAAGCACTTCGGAACAAGAATGAGAATTGTTGGAAGAATTGAAAATGACACTAACGTTGTTCAGACTGCTGTTGGAAGTACTATAAATTATACTATTGATGGCACAACGCCAAACGAATCAATCAATGTTTCTGGTGGTTCTGGTGGTCTTGGGGTATTGCTAAATCCAACAACAAATAATGGATACTATTTTGAGATAATTGCACTTGGTACAAACAGTCGTAGTAAAAACCTAGATGCAAATCTAAATGACGTCATTTTTTACAAAATTAAAAAAGATTCAGTAACTGGTGAAGCTATTCCAGAAATATTGTGGCAGGGCCTTCTTGGAGTTACAGTAGATAACGGCTTGTTTACTGGGCAGGGCAGACTCATTGGAGACTCACCAACTACTGTATATGACTTATCTGTTGAGTATGAAAATTTAGGATCTAAAAAAGTTTTTTATCTTTTTATTAACGAGAATATTATAGCCAGAGTGGTTGATAATGAGCCTTTACCAGAGTACAACAACATGGCAATGTTTGTTCGTGGATCTTCAAGAGTTATGTTTGAGCATGTTTATGCACTAACACAAAACTATAGTCAAAATTCTGGCTTTGCTTTAGATACGCCAGTAAGTTCTGCCTTTGCAAATAAAGAAATTAATGCAAGCGAATCATTTAGAAAGTATGCTATCAGTGGGATAGTTCAAAATAGCTATCTGTCTGGTATTAGTTCTTCAGATCCGTTACGATACAACATATTCTTTGATGAGTTTGGAACGATTATGAGAGAAGTTGCATCGTTTAATGTTAAGTATGATAAAGCGTACCCAGCACTTTTTGCTAAATTATCTCCAACCTTTAATAGACTTAGAGGATATGTTGTTTCTGGTTTTAGAGCAGGAGCATATGGGGCAGAGTTTTTAATTTTTAATACAACAGATTCTATATTATTTTTAGATGAAACTTCGGGGAACTATCTAAAGATTCAGGGTGTTACGTTTACCCAAGAAACAAAAAACACATTAACTGTTGATCAGTATTTTTCTAAGAATAGCAGCTTTTCTGGCCTTGAGTTTAATGGAGACAGTATTGTTACATCACCGTTAAAGTTAACAAAAGACTACGAGGATATTAAGATGAGCAGAATGACCTATGGCAAAAAAGATTTTTCTCTTGAGGCAGAATACATTCAAACACAAGACTCTGCAAATTCATTAATGAAGTGGATTATTTCAAAAATTATGAAGCCTAGAAAATCTGTAGGCGTAAAACTTTTTGCTACCCCAACATTACAGCTAGGAGATATTGTTAATATAGACTATAATGAAAAATCTATAAATAAACTAGGAGACATGTCTAATCGATATGTAGTATACAATATCCAATACAGCAAAGGCCCAGATGGTCCTGATATGACGGTATATTTAAGTGAGGTGGCATAATGACTGAGGCAACGGCTAATCTAGCGTCTAGTACCCCTTCTAAGCCTTCAGTGGCGGTAAAGGTGGCAATCCCAGAGCTAATTATTTTAGAGGATTCTCTTCCACCAAAAGAAATACAGTTCTACCTTACCTTTGAAGATATAGGTGGCCAAGAGATGATTAATATTGCTAGACATGATTTAGTCAATGGGCAAGATGTAGTCTATCAGGCAATCAAAAATTTAGCTGCCATTAACTTTCAATATAATCCTCAAAACATTCTTGCATTACAAGACGCTGACTTAACCTATTTTAAAAACTTCCCAATATCTTTTGAGAATAAGGTTCCAGATTGTGGAACTGGATACACACTATCTGGCACATCTCCAAACATAGAGCGAGTTCCCAACTGCAAGATTGTTTATCTTGAACCTGAAACTGGAAATATAATTATTAATGTCATAAACTTACAAAAAGATGAACAGGTTGAGGTTGAAATCTTAAGTTCTGGCGTGGTATTAAATGGTACAATATATGAGGCGGTGTAATTATGATAACAAATACAGGAAAAAGCATTCTGGCAAAATATTTAGTGGGACAAGCTCCCGCTTATGCTTCTTATATTGCTGTAGGTTGCGGACCAAAACCCCTCTCCTTGCTTTCATGTGATATTGTAAAAACTTCTATCACAGGAAATATAGCCACAATTACTACTGATCAGCCTCATAGATTTAACTTTAAACAAAAAATAGTAATATCAAATCCATCAAAAGGTAATATAGATCCTGTATATCTTGGTTCTCATACAGTATTGTCAGTGCCAACAACTACAACATTTACATATGCTTTAACTAACACAAATTTGACAGAAGAAGTTATTTTCCCTGTGGGCACAGTGTCAGTAGATTTTTCAAAGCAAACATCTTTAGATTTTGAAATGTTTCGTGTTCCAATTTCTTCTCGTGGCTATGCCGTAGAAGATGTTTTGGTAGAAGGTGAGATTGTACAAGTTTCTAAAATTGTATTAACAGCAGAGCTTCCAACAGAAGAAAGATATGATATTTCAGAAATTGGAATTTATTCTGCGGGATCAAATCCAGCAGCAGGAGCAAGAGATAGTAAGGTTGTTAATTCATTTAGAGATACAGAGCTATGGGAATACCATACCGTAACTCCAGCCCTTGCAACAGAGATTCCTTTTATTCCACAACCGCTAGATTCAAACAATGACAACATCATTACTGGAGAATATTCTATCGGTGGTGTTCTAACTGAAACTCCAGTTTTTCAAACCAATGCTGATAACAGAATTTTTGCTACTGCAAACAGATCTGAAAGATATGAGAATTCTAGATTTTTAAATAACATGATCATGATGCGTGGTGATACTGCAACTCTTGCCCTAGATGTTGACGGAAACTTAAATCCATCATCAGACTCTAATCATATTCACTTAACTGGAGTTAGTTTGAACTTTGATCAAAACTCATCACTGGATGAGTTACGCCTTGCATTTTCTTTAATTAACGTTAGTGGAAACGGAACCCCAGATCAGGTTAGAGTTTTGTTTGAGTTTGCCTCAACAGATATCTCTAATACTGGTGTTTGGGCTAAATTCTCAACAGTCTTATCTGATGCAGATTATGATTTTTCAACAAACAGATATTTTGTTTCAAGTAAACAATTACAACAATTAGAAAAGAGTACTTCTTTTACTTGGACTTCTGTAAACGTTGTAAAGGTTTATGTTACAGTAGTTGAAAATATTTCAGCGCCAGTTCTTGTTGGGTCTTCAGATTATTATGTTGCCCTTGATGCCCTACGCCTAGAAAATGTAAGTTCGTCAAATTCTGTTTATGGATTGACTGGATACACGGTTATTAAAACAGACAACGCAGAAACAATAACAAAACTATCAAATACCAAAAATTATATTGAGTTTAGGTTTGGGGTTGATGTTTTATAATGGCTGACTCAGGAATTAAAAAAACCACAATATATAAAAAAGATTTAGGTAAAGTAGGAAATTCCAATGAATATATTTTAAGGTATAGAATAGTTTCAGAAGATAAAAACCGAACATCCCATTGGTCACCAACATATGCTATTCCAGCAGAAGTTTTACCAGTTCAAGGTGTTCAAGGAGATGTTCAGGTAATTGGAAATACTGTTACTGTAGTTTGGGGCAGTTTATTAGGTACATCAGCATATGATATCTTTGTTGGCTTTGATGGTGCTCCACTTACTTGGAGAGCAACATCATCTGCTAACTCTCATTCATTTGTAAAGACAGGAACATCATCTGTACAGGTTCAGATACAGGTAGAAGGAATAAGCCAAACCCTAAATGATGCACTAAAAATATACCTATCACCAATCAAGTCTCTGGTATAATAGAATTACTATGGCACAAATACAAATCCCACAAGCTGGCCAGCCTTTAGATGTTTCTTATATCTCTGAAATGGCAAGTGCTTTAAATGATCTTCAAAGTTTAGTTAGCCCAAATCAGTCTAAATATTTAACTATAGATACTTCTCAGTCTGGTACTCAAACAGCGATGGGAAAAAACTCACGCTTTATTGGCGGGTATGTAGAAATTAAACCTGGAACAGTAACTGGCGGAGAAGGTATCCCATTTACTTATTCATTTTCATCAGCTGAATTTAAGTATCCACCAATTGTAACTGCAACAGTAGTTAATAAGGGAAATACTGTAGCTGGTAAAGACACTTACGTTATACTCTATCCAGCATCTACCTCAAAGGTTGATGGCGTTGTAAAGTTTGACTCTACTGGTAATGTTATTGTTGGAGTAAATCTTATTATCATTGGTATCACTAATTAATGCTAAAATGCAAAAAATGTAAAGGTAGGATGTTAATTGATAGAATTTACAGCTCTCCCACTCACCTTGAAACTTATTGCCTTATGTGTGGCAATAGGGTTTTCTTTACCCCACCCGAAAAAACATCAGAGGGTTCATGGCTACTAAAAAAGGAACAACAGAGAGCGAAGGCTACAATCTCTCGCCTATAATTTCTGGCAATAAAAAAGTTTGGTTTTTAAATGGAGATTTAGTCAGAGTGCATCATTTTAATAAGTCTAATGGGATTATGTCTGTTTATAATATTAACAAAGATCAAATTGAAAGTTGTTTAATTAGCGAGTTTAAAAAGAAAAGAGAAAAAGCATATACTGTTGGCGAGACTGCTGATTTAGTTAATCGTCATAAAAAATATATGCCAAGATTAATGAAGAAAGGTTTGATACCTTTTCCTACTGGATCACAAAAAGGCGGGGCAAGAGGATGGCAAGTACGATCATATTATTCAGAATCGCAAGTAAAAGAGATACGTGATATACTTGCAATGAACCATATTGGCAGACCAAGAAAAGATAATTTAATAACAAATGATATTACTCCCACTAAGCAAGAGTTGACAAGACGTATGGGAGAAGGTATACTTACATATACGAGAACTGATGATGGGAGATTTATTCCAATTTGGAATGAGTCTATTTAACGAAGGGTATAAAATGGAAAACGATTTAACTAAGGTATCTGTAACATTAGGATATACATTAAACCTTGGAAACTTTCAATCACTAAGACTTGATCTTGGCATTGTAGATTCTAAGCGTGGAGAAGAAAGCACAAACGAAGCGTTTGAGCGTGTGTATAAGTTTGTTGAAGATAAGCTTGCTGAAAAGATTAACGAAGCAAAGTCTGAAATCAACGAGTAATGGCCGAACGCAAAGACCGAATGGCTTTGCTTTCACGCTACAGTAAATACCATACTGCAAAGTATGAGCAAAAGCCATCACTAAACTTAAATGTAGAGCAATGGGCAGCAGATGCTCTTGTAGAGTCCTATGGGGTTTCTGGGTGCTACGATATACTTGAGTACTATTTTAAGGTTGCAGAAAATCCTTCATGGAATTATTTTGCGTACAACGCAGAAAAAATTTTACAGGCACAAAAAGATAAAGGTCGAGATGACAAAGAGAGAGCAGAGCGCAGACGAATGGCAAAGGAGTGGCTAAGTGAATAATACAGAAGCAAAACTAATCTCCGCAGTTTTAAGCGATAAGCAGGTGCACGTTCTCTTACAAGCAAATGTTGACAACCTACTTAGAACCCATAATGATGTTTGGAATTTCATTAGAAATTATTTTGAGCATAACAGTTCTGTTCCACCAGTAGAGTTAGTTGTAGAAAAGTTTAGAGACTTTCAGCCTATCTCTGGCATTGGCGCTACTAAGCATCACCTTGAAGAATTACAGTCAGAGTATCTAACTGATAGCCTAAAAGATATCATTCGCACAGCAGCCTCAGAAATTCAAACAGGTAATGGTGGTGAAGCACTTGACCAACTAATTACTAAAACATCTGAGTTAAAGAAAAACACATCAGCAATTCGTGATATTGATGTAACTGATCTTGAGTCAGCAGTTGCATACTTTGAAAACTTGAAAGCTCAACAAGCAGCAGGCCACGTTGGGATCAAGACTAACTTGCCAGGATTTGATAACTACCTTCCTTCTGGAATTATGCCAGGGCAGCTAGGAGTCTTCTTAGCATACCCAGGTATAGGAAAGTCATGGATGGCTCTATACTTTGCTGTACAGGCTTGGAAACAGGGTAAGACACCCCTTGTGATCTCACTTGAGATGTCTGAAACAGAAGTTCGTAACCGTGTATTTACAATTATGGGCGAAGGTCTTTGGTCTCACAGAAAATTAAGTAACGGTGAAGTTGAAATGGATATGCTAAAGATGTGGCATGCCAAACATCTACAGGGAAAGCCTGAGTTTCATATTATTTCAAATGATCAAGGTGGAGAGATTAATCCTTCAGTACTTCGTGGAAAGATTGATCAGTACAAGCCAGACTTTGTAATCGTTGACTACCTTCAACTGATGGCTCCTAATCAGAAGTCAGATAATGAAACGGTACGAATGAAAAACCTTTCAAGAGAACTAAAGCTAATGGCAATTGGCGAAGAGGTTCCAATCATTGCTATCTCATCTGCAACACCAGATGATGTTAATGATCTTAGTGGAGTACCTACATTAGGTCAAACTGCTTGGTCAAGACAAATTGCCTATGATGCTGACTGGGTTATTGCTTTAGGCCGAGCAACCAATAGTGATATCATTGAGTGCGCCTTTAGAAAGAACCGCAATGGTTTTATGGGAGACTTTCTTGTTCAGGTTGATTTTGACAAGGGATATTACAGATATAAGGACTTTGAGGATAAAAATTAAGATTAGTAGTTATAATAGGGTATGGAAAACTATCACCACAAGCCTATTAAGAAGTTTTATCTGGATGGATTAATCCACGATGAGGCATCTATTGGTAGGCTTAAAATTGAATATATCAGATTAATTGTTTCAGAGATGAGACTTAGTGGATATGTTCCAAGGTTTGATATTGAGCCAGATTTTACGATAGACTATAATGAGAAGAAGAACAGTTTTTATTTTGCACTGACAGTACACGGAATATACGTAGGGAAGAGACAAAGCGAATGGATATCAGGAATAGACGGAACCAAGGCAATACATATACAACCGAACAAATCAAAAGAGTCATCACAGGCTCAGGTTTAACTATTGAGTCAGAGGTTGACTCAGACTATATTCTTTTCTGTCCATTTCATAATAATAATCGTACCCCTGCAGGAGAAGTAGATAAAAATAGTGGGATATTCTTTTGCTTTTCTTGTCATAAAGTTGCAGATCTGATTGAATTAGTAATACATACTACTGGCAGAACTTACTTTGAGTCTATTAGGTTTATTAAGAATAAAGAAACACAGATGGATTTAGAAAAAGAAATTAACAAACAGCTTTATGTTAAACCAGAATTTGTGCCGTTTGACGAATTGATTTTAAAAAGACTTTACAATGGATTAATTTTATCAGACAGAGCAAAAGATTATTTTAAGTATCGCAAAATTGATACATCATCATGGTCAAAGTTTTCTTTAGGTTATTCAGAAAAGCAAGACATGGTAACTGTTCCCGTACACAGCCCAGATGGAATGCCTGTTGGATTTGTTGGCAGATCCGTTGAGGGTAAAGAGTTTAAAAATACTCCAGGATTACCAAAAGCAAAAACATTATTTAACTTACACAGAGTAAAGACAGCAGACAAAGTGTATGTAGTAGAGTCTTCTTTTGATGCGATAAGGCTTGATCAGGTTGGCTTTCCAGCAGTAGCAACACTTGGATCTAATGTATCCAACATACAAATAGAATTGCTTCAGAAATACTTTAATAACATTATTGTTATTGCAGATAATGATGAAGCGGGAGGAAATATGAAAGATAAGATAATTGAAAAACTTGGCTCTCGTGTTTCCGTTATCAAACTAGATAAACAATATAAAGACATTGGCGATATGGTAGATGATGAGATAAAGACTTTAGAGTCTTCGTTTGACAAAACTATACAGTCTATGCTAAACTAATATAAACAACACAAAAGGAGAAAAACATGAGTGTAATTAAGGGATTAAAAGATATCAACGCCCTACTCGAAAAGCCAAAATATGAAGGTACAGGACAAAAGGTTCGTTGGGTTAAGTTAGCTGACGGACAATCTGCAAAGGTTCGTTTCGTTGAAGAACTTGATCAGGATTCAGCACACTATGCAGAAGCACGTGGCTTGTCTGTTGTGGTTGCAGAACACACAAATCCAAAAGACTATAAGCGTAAGGCTGCATGTACACAAGAAGCCGAAGGTCGTTGCTTTGGTTGTGAGATGGCTCGCAAGGAACCAAAGTCAGGCTGGAGAGCAAGACTTCGTTTTTATTGCAACGTGCTAATCAATGACGGTACAGAAGATCCATACGTTGCTGTTTGGTCACAGGGTATTTCAAAGCAATCAGCATTCAATAATATTCGTGAGTATGCACTTGACACAGGTAGTGTTTCAAATCTTGAATGGAAGTTAAAGCGTAATGGTCAGGGAACTGAAACTAATTACACACTTCTTCCATCAAAGCCAGACTCAGAGCCATTCAATTGGGAAAGCCATGAGTTTTTCAACCTAGAAAAGGTTGTTCGTGAAGTTCCATATCCAGAGCAAGAAGCTTTTTACTTTGGGTTTGATACTCCATCTGTTACCAGCACAAATATTGACTGGTAATTGATGTCCTACGTAGGCTTACACGTACACACCCACTACTCGTTATTTGACGGGATCGCTACTCCAGAAGAATATGTTGACCGTGCAGTTGATTTAGGGATGACAGCCATTGCCATCACTGATCATGGTACTTTATCTGGGCATAGGGAACTGCATCGTATTGCAAAAGCGAAGGGTATTAAGCCTATACTTGGCGTAGAAGGCTATATGTGTGCTGATAGATTTGATACAAGAGATAAGTCGGAAAGAAACGGCGATCTTGATTTAGTCTACAACCATATAGTCCTTCTCGCTAAGAACCAAATTGGTTTAGAGAATTTAAATAAGATTAACGAAATTGCATGGACAGAGGGATATTTTAAAAAGCCAAGGTTTGACTTTGAAGTTCTTGAAAAGTATTCTGAAGGCATCATTGTTACATCTGCCTGTCCAAGTAGTGTTCTTGTAAAAGCCCTTGAGAATAATGAGTTTGCAATAGCAAAAGATTATATCCAATGGTTTAAGCGTGTATTTAAAGATGATTATTATATTGAGGTAATGCCACATAACGAAGCCGAAATTAATAAACAGTTAATTGCTTTGGCAGATGAGTTTGGTGTTCAAGTAGTTGTAACTCCAGACTGCCACCACAGTCATACAGATCAAAAAGAAATCCAGGAATTTAAATTACTTCTTAATACTCATGTCAAGATTGATAAAGAGCATACGTTTGAGAAGTCTAAAAAGCATACAAATATGATGGATCGTTTAGATTATCTATATGGACATGATCGTCAAATTACATTCAATAAGTTTGATATTCACCTTCTTTCCTATGAAGAGATGAAAGCTGCTATGGAAGCACAAGGTATTGATCGTCCAGACATTTACGCCAACACAATCTCTGTTGCTGAAAAAGTTGGGGACTATGGAATTCAAGAAGGAATGGATCTACTACCAGTACAATACAAGAATCCAGATAAAGAGTTAAAGACACTTGCACTAGAAGGTTTAGCAGAGCGTGGCTTGCAAGATAACCAAGAATATCTAGATCGTCTAGATGAAGAGCTAAAAATTATTAAAGATAAAAAGTTTGGCCCTTACTTTCTTGTTGTGCGTAGTATGATTACGTGGGCAAAGAAAGAAGGGATTATGGTTGGCCCAGGTCGTGGTTCTTCTGCTGGTTCATTACTTTGTTACACACTTGGAATTACGGACATTGATCCAATTAAACATGGGCTATTATTCTTTCGTTTTATTAACCCAGACCGAAATGACTTTCCAGATATTGATACAGATATTCAAGATAACCGTCGTGAAGAAGTTAAAGACTATCTTGTTAGACAATACAAACATGTTGCATCAATTGCCACTTTCCTTTCATTTAAAGATAAGGGTGTAGTCCGAGATGTTGCACGAGTATTAAATATTCCCTTAACTGATGTTAACAAGGTTTTAAAGTTAGTTGACACTTGGGATGAATATTGCAGTTCAAAAACAACACGGGAATTCCGTGAGAAATATCCAGAGGTGGAAATATATGGAGAACAACTTCGTGGTCGTATTAGAGGTACTGGCATTCACGCTGCTGGCGTTGTCACTAGTAAAGATCCTATTTTTAGGTTCGCACCAATGGAGACAAGGTCTTCTACTGGTAGCGATGAGCGTATTCCTGTTGTTGCGGTTGACATGGAAGAAGCTGAAAAAATTGGCTTAATTAAGATTGATGCTCTTGGTTTAAAAACTTTATCAGTTTTACAAGATGCTATTCAAATTATTAAAGAACGTGATGGTAAAACAATTAAACCATTAGACATCCCTATGGATGATGCTAATGTTTATCAGATGCTTTCTGATGGTTATACAAAGGGAGTGTTTCAGTGTGAAGCAGCACCCTATACAAACCTTCTTATTAAGATGGGTGTAAAGAATCTTGCCGAACTAGCAGCTTCAAATGCTTTAGTTCGTCCAGGCGCAATGAATACAATTGGAAAAGACTATATTGAACGCAAGCATGGTCGTCAAAATATTGGGTATACTCATCAAGTACTAAAAGAATTTACGGAGGAAACCTATGGTTGTATTCTTTACCAGGAACAAGTTATGCAAGCATGCGTATCGCTTGGCGGTATGTCCATGTCGGAAGCAGATAAAGTTAGAAAGATCATTGGAAAGAAAAAAGATGCTAAAGAGTTTGATGTATTCAAGGACAAGTTTGTCAATGGTGCTTCTGCCTATGTTAGTCCCAATACGGCTCGTGATTTATGGCATGACTTTGAAGCGCATGCGGGATACTCGTTCAACAAGTCTCATGCGGTTGCTTACTCTACGCTCTCGTATTGGACGGCGTGGTTAAAATATCATTATCCATTAGAGTTTATGTACTCACTACTAAAGAATGAAAAGGACAAAGATGCTCGCACTGAATACCTTATTGAAGCAAAAAGAATGGGGATTAGCATTAAGCTGCCTCACATTAATGATTCGGATATCGATTTTAAAATTGAAGGAAAGGGTATTCGTTTTGGTTTGTCGGGCATTAAGTTCATATCTGACAAAATCGCCGAGAGGTATATCTCCGCAAGGCCTTTTGATTCGTATGCTCACCTGGAAGAGTTCACGTTTACAAAAGGAAATGGAGTCAATTCTAGAGCATTGCAAGCGCTACGAGTCATTGGCGCTGCAACGTTTAATGATCAACCAAGAAATGAAAATGAGATAAAAGAAAATCTATATGAGTATTTAAATTTACCAGAGTTTAATATTTCTGTTCCATCTCACTATCATGCTTGGATTACACAAAATGAAGACTATGAAGAAAAAGGTTCCTTTATCCTCATGGGAATGATTAAAAGTATTAAGAGATCAAAGGGTTGGTCAAGAGTAGAACTATTAGATAAAACAGGAAGCGTAGGAATATTTGATGATGAAAACACCACTATTGAAGCTGGCATATCGTATCTCATTTTGGCTAATGATAATAGGATTCTTTCTGCTATCCCTGTCGACCAAATAAAAGGTTCTGACAGTGCTCTTGTAAAGTTTTTAAACTACAAGATGCTTCCATATAAAGATGATGATATGTTTGTGGTATCCTTTAAACCAAGGATTACAAAAACGGGAAAGAAAATGGCTTCGCTTACACTTGCAGACTCTTCAAGAGATTTACACTCTGTAACTGTTTTTCCTACAACATTTGCAAAAGCTTACATGAAACTTGAAGAGGGCAATGTATATAAGTTTAGTTTTGGTAAGACTAAGGATGGAACAGTTATCTTGGAGGATATAAATGTATGACAATGTGTTTGACAACCTAGCAATTAATTTGCATAAAGCTGCAGTTGAAAAAGGATTTTGGCCTGAGCCAGAAGATGTTGATGATATCTTTATTGCAAAGCAACTCATGATGATTGTTTCTGAGGTAACCGAAGTAATGGAAGCAATTCGCAAAGATAAAGGTGAAGAAGAAATTACAAAAGAGTTTGCCGATATCTTAATTCGTACACTTGACCTATATGCTGGAGTTGTTGACGCAGGGTATACCAAGCTTTCGCTTGATCAAGCATTAAGAGAGAAAATAGATTTTAATAAAACTAGACCAGAGAAACATGGAGTACGATTCTAATGACTGTAACAATAGAAGAAGCAATGGCACAACTCGACCCAAAACTAAGAAAGAAATTGGGCACTGGTGTAGGGATTAACTATGAATATCAACCAACCCCTAGTTATGGTTTAAACCGTGCTCTGGGCGGTGGCCTTCCGTATGGTAGGCAAGTTCTTATCTGGGGGTCAAAGTCCTCTGCAAAGTCCTCTATGTGCCTTCAAATGATTGCTTTAGCCCAAGCAGAAGGAAAGTTATGTGCATGGATTGATTCAGAAATGTCATACTCAGAAGATTGGGCCAGAGCTCTTGGGGTAGATCCAGAAAAACTTATTTATTCACAAGCAAGAACTATCAGCGATATGGTTGATGTAGGTGTGGCATTAATGAATGCTGGCGTTGATTTAATTGTAGTGGATTCCATTACATCGATGCTTCCTGCAATATACTTTGAAAAAGATACTGATGAGATGAAGGCTTTGGAAAATACCAAACAGATTGGAGCAGAATCTCGTGACTTTAGTAACGCATGGAAAATGCTTAACTACGCAAACAATAAGGTTAAGCCAACTTTGCTTGTTCTTATTTCTCAGTCTCGTAACAATATCAATGCTATGTATACTAGCCAGCAGCCTTCTGGTGGTCAGGCTACTAAGTTTTATTCCTCATGTATTGTTAAGCTCTTTTCTTCAGAGTCAGACAATCAAGCAATTAAGGGCAAGATTAAAGTAGGAGATAAATTAATTGAAGAAAAAATTGGTAGAACTATTCGCTGGGAATTGCAATTCTCTAAAACCTCTCCAGGGTTCCAATCTGGTGAGTATGATTTTTATTTTAGAGGTGACGATATTGGTCTTGATACCATTGGTGATCTGGTTACTACCGCAGAACTAAACGGCATTGTAGAACGAACTGGTGCTTGGTACATCCTGCCTGACGGATCAAAGGTACAAGGTAAAGAATCTTTTATTAATCGTGTAAGAGAAGATCTTGATTTACAAAAATCAATCAAGGATAGACTAAGTGCCTAACTATACAGTTTATAATGGTAAGTTTCTTTGCCATACTTGCAAGGCAGAAGTTCCAACATTAAGGCTATACCCAATTACAAAAGAGATTACTTGGATGTGTAAGGAAAAACACCTTAGCAAGGTCTCTCTTGGTAAAAGAAAGAAGAGCGACTTTGACGGAGAAGAGTGAGTCTAAGAGGATAGGTGCTAAGCAGCACAAGAACTCTGGTCGCAATACTCAAAAAGGAGATGCTTCTTGGAAAAACTTTGTGGTAGATTTTAAAGAGGTTGGAAAATCTTTTACTTTAAATAAAGATGTTTGGGCAAAGGCTACCACCGATGCTATGAAGAATGGCAAAGACCCAGCCATCGTTGTCGTGATAGGCGAGGGTAACTCTAAAGTCAGACTTGCTATAATTGAGATGAGTATATTAGAAGATCTAGTGGAGGAATAATGGAACAACAAGTAACAACAATAGACATGGTAAATGGTTTGGTAGAAATTGCTGACTATATGGAAGATGAAGAATTAACAACAGCTTTAACAATGATTGCTAAATTAATTATAAAGCCAGACATTCCAATCAATGTTGCTCATATAGAAATTGTAAGGCTTCAAGCTATCGCAGCAAAGATGGCGTTGAAAGCAACATGGATGGCTAATGTAGATAAGTCAGACCGAGGCAAAAAGAATTTATATTATACTGCAGCAGAAGCAATTAATAATTTAGTCTCTGCTTTAAAATACATAACACGATAATCTGCTATACTTATACTAATAGAAACGAGCATAAAACAATGACAAAAAGTTTATTACAGCAGGTTATGGTTAAGCAGGAAAAGCCACCAATTCATCCAATTGATGTTGCGGGAATTACTGAAAAAATTCAGTCTGGCTATACTGTAAATCGTATTGACAAGCAAACACAGAAAAAGACTTTTGCTCCATCAACAATTGCCTATGGCCATGGCGAGTGCCCAAGATATTGGTACTTAGCTTTTGACGGACAAATGTTTGAAGATGATGCAACACCATATAGTGCAGCCAACATGACTGCAGGAACTAAGTCTCACGAAAGAATCCAAGAAGCAATGGGCAACGTTCCAGACTTTCTTGTTGATTCAGAATTTAAAATTGTAAACAATGACCCGCCAATTTTTGGTTATGGCGATGTTATTGTAAATTGGCAGGGAGAAGAACTCCTTGGTGAAATTAAAACAATGATGAACGAGGGCTTTGAGTACCGCAAAGCTCACATGAAACCAAAGACTGGACACTTAGTTCAGCTTCTTATTTATATGAAGATTCTCAAGAAGGCAAAAGCAGTTCTTATTTATGAAAATAAAAATAATCACGAGTTGCTTATTCTTCCTGTAGAAGTAAATGATTATTATCGTCGGTGGGTAGACCAGACGTTTGAATGGATGAGATCAGTTCGTAAGGCTTGGGTCGATAGAACCCTACCTGAAAAGAATTACCGATCCAATTCAAAGATCTGCAAATCATGTCCAATTAAAAAGGCATGTGCAGAGGCTGGTAAAGGAGACTTTAAACTAAAGTCCTTGGAGCCTATAGATGAAGCATTGTCAATGGTGTGATAAAACTTTTAACACACAAATAAAATATCAGATATACTGCTCTGTAGAATGTAGAACCGAATCTACAAAAGAAAAAATAGCAGCACGATATATTATTGAGCGTCGTCAAACACGAATAGGCAAAGATAGACGGTGCAAAAGTTGTGCAGAGCCTTTGTCTATCTACAATGACGAAAACTTGTGTATTAAATGCAATGTTAATCCCAAAGACGTAATGAAAGCATTGAAAGAAATTAAGGATAACTTGAAATGAAATTAGCAGAAGCTATAGGTTCAAAAGCACCAGAGCGTGTCTGTGCTATTGACGCAAGTACTAATAGCCTTGCTTATGCTACTTTTCATGGAGGGTATCTTAGAGAGTTTGGAAAGATTAATTTTCAAGGCAAAGATATTTATGAAAAAGTTATTGATGCTGGAAGAAAGTCAATTGGACTCTTTAACCACATTGTAAATGTAGATGCAATTGTTATTGAGCATACTGTTTTTATGAATAGTCCTAAGACTGCTGCGGATCTTGCATTGGTTCAAGGTGCCTTACTTGGTGCTGCAGGACAGTCTGGGATTCGGATTATTGGAAAAGTTTCTCCAATCACTTGGCAAAATTATTTAGGAAACAAAAAGATGTCAAAAGAAGAGCAGGCTTTAATTAGATCTGCTCATCCAGGAAAATCTGTTTCTTGGTACAAAACATATGAAAGAAATCTTAGAAAAGAAAGAACTATTACAATGATTAACACAATCTATAATAAATCTATTACTGATAACGATGTTGCCGATGCTTGTGGCATTGGACATTGGGCAGTAAAAAATTGGGGCAAAGCAATAGGAGCTGATCAATAATGCCAGAGCTAAATGCAAACATTCCACCAATAGAGTGCTATGTGCGTGGAAACTTTTTAAGAGATCAAGAAGATAGTCATGACCAATACTTCCCATGTGTTATCTTTGGAGTCTCAAGTATTAAGGGAAGAAGTCCGTTGTTCCATTTCTTAATGGAAGATGGTGGGCTATGGTGGAGAATGCCAATAAATGCTTTTTGTACAAAGCCAGGAGTTCCAGAAGAGCCTATCTACAATCTTGTGCTATGGAATTCATTTTCTCCACACGTGGCTGTAACTAAATTTCAAAACCTAGTTAACATGAGAATGTCTTATCTTAATAGAGAAAAAGAAAATGTTCCTGGAAAGTATTTGTTTACCCTTGACTGGCACAACCCAGAATCAAACATCTTAGATGATGGCTACTCTGAAAATCCAGGGCAACATAAATGTGGTCATGTAATTCAAAGAGATGATGGAAACTTTGCTATTCAGCCTAACAATAGAGTCAAACTATATGAGCCATCATTTGTAACAAAGCAAAGCTTATTGCTTCATAGACTTGTAAATACTAATAAGTGGGACGTTGAGAGTTATGATAAGTGGATGCTAGAAGACTCTAATTCTTATGACTATGACATTTTTGAAAAAGATAAAAATGCAAACACCTAATCAACTTAAGGCAGCAGCCCTTATTGAACATTTAATTTTACAAAATGCTCTTGAGATAGATGGATTTGACATTGAGACTGGAGAAACGATATACTCTATTACAGACAACTTAGAGTTTGTCAACCCAGAACTTTATGAAGATTTAAGAGAAGACTTTAATCATCAGATGTTTGAAATGGTTAGACAAGGTCCAACAATTATGAAATGGAAAATTGACGGGAGATTCTTTAATGGCTAAGTTATACACAAGTAACATATGGTTACGTAAACGCTACATCATAGACAAGAAAACTCCTGAAGAGATTGCTACAGAGTGTGGAACAAGCGTTGAAACAATTTATGTTTACCTTGCTAAGTTTGGATTAAGGAAGTCAAAGCGATGAATAAAGCACAAAAAGTTTTTATTGGATTAGTTATAGCCTGCTCTGTTGGGTTAACCTATGCAGCAACAGTTGTTAAGGATATGCCAGATGCCTTTGATTGGGATGATGACGATGAGTGAAAATTTAAGCATTACGGTTGATCAAGTAAATCATCCACGACATTACACAACAGATCCTTCTGGCGTAGAGTGTATTGATATTACCAGACATCGCAATTTTAATATTGGGAATGCTTTTAAATACCTTTGGCGAGCAGGACTTAAAGATGAATCTAAAACTATACAAGATCTAGAAAAAGCTATTTTCTATATCAAAGATGAAATAAATAGATTAGAGGGTAAGTATGTCAACTGAAGAAGATTTAGTCAAGCACTTAGATCAAGTTAATGATGTAGTTGAAGAATACCTAAAAGGTAATGACCCAACTAAAATTTCTAAGGATCTTGCAATTCCACGTACTCGTGTAGTACAACTTATTAATGAGTGGAAGGTTATGGCATCAGCTAACGATGCTATCCGTGCTCGTGCTAAAGAAGCACTAGCAGCAGCCGATGCTCACTACGGGAAGTTAATCTCAAAATCTTATGAGGTAATCGATGAAGCATCTATGACTAATAACCTTAGTGCTAAAACTGCTGGTATTAAGTTAGTTATGGACATTGAGTCTAAGCGTATTGATATGTTGCAAAAAGCTGGACTGCTTGAGAATAAAGAACTAGCAGAAGAAATGGTTGAGATTGAAAACAGGCAAATAGTTTTAATGTCAATTCTTAAAGACATTGCCTCAGAACATCCAGAGATTCGTGATGAAATTATGAAGCGACTATCTTCTATTGCTAAAAAAGATGAAGTGATTACGGTAGTACACGATGGCTGATTTTGGTGATTTCCTTGAGGCTTTAAAAAATAACAACTTTGCTGAGACACCAGTCAACGCAAAGACATTTGTTGAAGGTGAAGATTATTTAGGACAGCCTCCGTTATCTCAAACACAATATGACATTATTGAAGCAATGAGTCAAATCTATAGAAAAGAAGATTTGATTGATTTGATGGGCGAAGAAGAAGGCGCAAGATATTATAAAAAATATACTAAGAATGAAATTATTCTGCAACTTGGCAAGGGATCTGGTAAAGACTTTACCTCAACAGTAGCATGTGCATACATTGTATATAAACTATTATGTTTAAAAGAACCAGCAAGATACTTTGGCAAACCTTCTGGAGATGCTATTGATATTATTAACGTTGCCATTAACGCTCAACAAGCTAAGAACGTTTTCTTTAAAGGTTTTAAAACAAAGATTGAAAAGTCCCCTTGGTTTCAAGGAAAGTATAATCCAAAAGCCGAAAGCATTGAATTTGATCATGCGATAACTGTTTATTCTGGTCACTCAGAAAGAGAGTCACACGAAGGTTTAAACCTTATCCTTGCTGTCCTTGATGAGATCTCTGGCTTTGCTAATGATGTAGGTACTGGAAACGATCAAGGAAAGACTGCAGATAACATCTACAAGGCTTTCCGTGCCTCTGTAGACTCTCGTTTCCCTGATCTTGGTAAAGTTGCTTTGCTATCGTTCCCCCGCTATCCAGGAGACTTTATCTCACAAAGATATGATGCTGTAATTTTAGAAAAAGAAGCACTACACAAGACTCATAAGTTTATTATTAACGATGAACTTCCAGAAGATATGGTTGGTAACTCTTTAGAAATTGAGTGGGATGAAGATCAAATCATTTCATATAAATATCCAGGAGTCTTTGCATTAAAGAGACCTACATGGGAAGTAAATCCCACTCGTAAAATTGATGATTTTAAGATTGCTTTTATGACAGACCTTGGCGATGCTATGCAGCGCTTTGCATGTGTTCCAACATATTCTAGTGATTCATTTTTTAAGCAGGTAGAAAAAGTTAGATCCTGCATGACAATCAGAAACCCTATTGATTCATATAAAAGATTTGATGAAACATTTAAACCAGATCCAACTAAGAAGTATTATGTACATGCTGACTTAGCCCAAAAGCATGACAAATGTGCTGTTGCTATTGCTCATGTTGATAAGTGGGTAAATATTCAGGTAATTAAAGATTACCAACAGGTAGCACCAATAGTTGTAGTAGATGCTGTAGTGTATTGGGAACCAAAGGTTGAAGGCCCAGTTAACTTATCTGAAGTAAAATTATGGATTCAGAATTTAAGAAGACAAGGTTTTGATATAGGAATGGTTTCTTTTGACCGTTGGCAATCGTTTGATATTCAGAACGAATTAAAACAGGTTGGTATAAGAACTGAGACTGTTTCTGTTGCTAAGAAGCATTATGAGGATATGGCTATGCTGATCTATGAGGAAAGGCTTGCTATGCCAGCAATAGAACTTTTGTTTGAAGAGCTAACTGAGCTAAAAATTATGAAAAATAACAGAGTTGACCACCCACGAAAATCTTCCAAGGACTTGGCAGATGCTGTTTGTGGAGCAATCTTTGGGGCTATCTCTCATACTCCAAAGGATTTAGATCAAGAAATAGAGATACATACGTTCAGGGATAGACCAAAAGTTGACAACCCCTTTGCCAATGTGATAGAATATAAACCTATGCCAAATGATGTAAAAGATTATTTGGATAGATTCAACTTACTATAGAAAAGGAATACAATGAATTCATTTAAGAAAATCTCAATTGCTACCGCTGCAGCCCTAGCAATCGTTGGACTTTCTGTCGCACCTTCTTCGGCAGCACCATTAGCCGTTACGGTTGCAGCAGCAACTAACGCAACGACTTCAGCAGCACCAGCAACAGTAGCAGTTCCATCAAGTAATGTTATTACTTCTGGAAACACTATTGCTCTTGCAGCAACAGCAGATACAGGTACAAATGTTACCTTTACTGCTTCATCAACTGTAAAGTTGGTATCAGCACTTAACACAACAGATGCACCAAAGACAATTGCATCAGGTGTTTCAACACTTACAATTGCTTCTGCTGGATCAGCAGTAACAGCTTATGCTTATACAACTACAACAGCAGTTGGTTCTGTGACCATTACAAATGGCTCATACTCAACAATTGTTTACATCTCTGGTATTGCTGGAGCAGCATATAACCTAGGACTATCAGTTCCTTCTGCAACAGCAGTTGGCACAGTTCCTACAATTGCTCTTACAACAACAGATGTATTTGGAAACTCAGTTTCAGATACAGCAACAGTAACTTTAATTGGCTCAACATTTGCTGATGGTTCTGTTACTAAGTCACTAACTACAGCAACAGCAACAAACACTTCAACTGGAGCAGTTCTTGGAACTGTAACAGCAGCACTAGCAACAGGAGTTGCTGGAGAAGTTACTGTAGTTGCTACAGGTCTTTCAACAGTAACAGCCGTAACTGGTCTTGCTGCTCCAGTAAAGTCTGTAATCACTAAGTTCACAATTTCTGATCTTTCAGGAATCATTGCAGCACTTAAGTCAGATCTTGCAGTTGCTAACGCAACCAATGCATCTCATGTTGCAGACAAGACATCACTTACAGCAGCACTAGCAGCATCTAACAAGGCAAGAGATGATTTCTCAACAGCCCTTGCAACTGCAAATACTCAGATTGCTAAGGCAAGTGCAGATCTTGCAGCAGCTAAGAAGGCTCTTGATGATCTAAAGACATCTTCAGATAAGGCACTTGCTGACTTGAAGACATCTTCAGACAAGGCTCTTGCAGATGTTCAGGCATCACATGCAAAGGCTCTAGCAGATGCAAAGACTGCTTCAGATAAGGCTCTAGCAGATGCAAAGACTGCTTCAGATAAGGCTCTAGCAGATGCGATGGCATCATCTAAGGTTGCTTCAGATAAGGCACTTGCAGATGCTAAAGCAACTTCTGATTTAGCTATTGCTTTTTCAAAGTCAGCAGCGGATGCAAGCGCAGCATCAGTCAAGGCAGCAAATGACCTTGCAGCAGCAAAGGCAAAGGCCGACTATAACAAGTTGGCTGCAAAGTGGAACAAGGCTAATCCAAAGGCTAAGGTTGCACTAAAGAAGTAATTTAACTTCACAAGTTAGGGGGTTGGCCAAGTGCCAGCCCTCTTTCTTTTTGTAATAAAATGATATAATAACCCTATTACACATTGTGTAAATAAGGGGGAACTGGAGATTAAAAAATTATTACGTGTATTTTTAGTGTTATCACTAGCTTTATTTCCCCTAATTGTAGGTATTGATAAAGCCCATGCTGCAGAAGGTTTAACCGCTCAAGTCTACAATGTACAAGGTCAAAATGCTGCTCCATATATACCACAAGGCGCTTCTCCTATACTTACTACTAATGTACCCAACATTGACTTCCAATGGGGTAGCGGTAGCGTCTTAGGTGGGCCTTCAGAGGATGTTATAGTACGGTTTACTGGTTCAGTTAGAAGCGATTCTACTCAAAACATATCATTTTTAGCAACAGCAGACGATGGTACAAGGCTATATATTGATGGAGTCTTAGTGGCAGATGACTGGGTAGACAAAGGTGGCGGAGGAACTACAACTGCCCCAATAGCCTTTACAGCAGGAGTACCTAAAACCATAGAATTAATGTACTATGAAAATGGCGGGGGGGCAAATGTATTCCTTTATTGGGATCAATCTGGATCTATGGGTATCATCCCATCATCAGCCTTTACTTCACAAGCAGCCCCAGTAGTTAAAACAATAGGGCCACCAAGAAATTTAACGGTAGTAGATGGGGCAACAACAACAGTTTTAGATTGGGATGCTCCAGATACTGGTAACACTCAGCCAGAAAGATATGCTATAAGTTTTAATTGTTCTGGGTGTAACGGATGGGGAATTGCAACTGGAAATGTTGGTGGCGCTAATTCTTTAAACACAACAGTAACAATTGATCACTCACTACTTGAAAGTTTAATGCCAAGCGGAACTGTTTGGTCATTTCATATTAGATCAGATAATGATACATTAGCCCTATACTCTGTAAACTCAAATGTTGTTACACTTAAAA